CCTACGTGCAGTCCAAAGGCAAGGATATCGAAGGGATTGGCGATGTTGATCTGGTGAAATACGTGGAAGTGGGTGCGACTTACTACTTCAACAAAAACATGTACACCTACGTTGACTACAAAATCAACCAGTTGAATGACGATAACAAGTTGAAACTGAGCACCGACGATATCGTGGCAGTGAACCTGACCTATCGTTTCTAAGTTTCAAGGCTATTACCTTCTTCCTGTGTCGGGACAAGGTGGCCCGCTCTACTCATTCTCAACCCATGCCAAAAATTGGTGTTGAGATAAGGTAGGGCGGGCTTTTTCTTTTTGAGGTGTTTCATCCCATCCCAACACAGTTTGCAGTTAAACCTAGTATGTTGTGTCCATCTGTGTGTCCATTGCATATACTCGTGATAACCCTCTTCGCGAATATGGTGCTATCAATGGCTCTGTCAGACTCGTACTTAAAATCCAAGCTTGGCAAGGAGCGCGACAAGATTGAGGAGAAATCAGATCGGGATGGTCTGTGGATCCGCGTATCCGTCAAAGGCTCAATAACCTTCTTTTATCGGTACCGATTGAACGGCAGGGCCGACAAGGTGACGATTGGTAGTTACCCAGCAATAGGATTAAAAGATGCAAGGGCTGAAGCTGCTCGTTTCGCTTCGCTTGTTGCCAATGGGGATAGCCCGAAGCACTCGAAGCTGGTTGATGAAACCAGGAGAGGGCGAACCTTTGAAACGCTTTATCGCGAATGGCATGGATTGCTTAAGGCGTCGACCGTAACCGGAGAGCAAATTCTCCGTACATTCGAAATACACATTTTCCCTGCAGTTGGCGGCTTACCGGCAAATCGCATCCCCATTCATGCATGGATAACCGTGCTAGAAAAAATCGCTAAAGCACAGCCAGAAACAGCCGTGAAGCTCATATCAAACGCTAAAAGGTGTTATTCATGGGCAAAGAAACGGCAGTTGGTTGATGAAAACCCACTCATAGAGATTAATGCCTCTGACTTCGGTATCAAACCAAAATCGGTCGATAGGTCGCTTTCTGCCGAGGAGATTGCGATTGTTTGGCATGCTTTAGACACTGGGAGGATGGTTCAAAGCAATAGGGATTTGATTAGGGTATGTCTTTTTTATGGATGTCGTGTGGGTGAACTGAGGCTGGCGGAAGAGGGGCATTTTGATTTTGATAGAATGATGTGGAAAGTTCCTCCCGAAAACCATAAAACAGGTATCGAGACTAAGCGGCCGATCATTAGGCCGATGAACGATTTTGTGGCGGAGATAGTGAAAAGAAGGATAAGGGAATCAACTGGCAGATTTATCTTTTCCACCAAGGAGGTGCCTTTGAAATCGAGTGTGCATGTTGGTGTGGTAGCGGCGCTTAATGTTGCTATACGCAAACATAAACCAGACTTTAAAACATTCACTATGCACGATTTGAGGCGAACTGCGCGGACTATGTGGTCAAGCATTACTGAACCACACGTTGCTGAGGTTATGCTTGGGCATAAGCTCCCTGGCGTGTGGTCTGTCTATGATAGGCACGATTACATGGATGAAATGAGGCTGGCGTATGATAAGTGGCTCGCTAAGCTGATGGCGATCGTTAATCCGGATGTCATCGAGTTCAAGCGGCCCGACGAGAAAAGCGCCTAGTTTTTTCATGCAAGTGCTCGGCCGGTTTAACCTTCGCTCGCTGGCTTTCTGCAAGCTGCCATTCTGCGACCTTTGATGTAAACCATTTGTTCGGCGACCCGACGCCGTAAAAGTCAGGTTCTGGAAATGGGTTTATGTCTCTGTGTCGCAATCGGTGCATGGAAGAGTTTGAAATTTTCAGCAGCGCTCGCACATCTTCGCTGGTTAACATTTCCTCTGCTTTCATATTCTTGACTCCTTATCGATGAAATGCACAAAATAGCTCCGCCACAATTTTGCGCTGAACTTGCCGGGTGGTAGGCCGGGTTAGCCCATAGATATCTCTCATGATTACTTACTGGATAGTGAAATTTGCAGGGGTGTTATATTCATGCACTGATTGTTCGGCGATCAGCTTCACGCCTGGCTTAACGATCTGTTCGAGAATCGCCATTTTACCCGCATACTCTTCATCATCTGCTGCGCCCAGATAGATGGTGATCACGTGCCCGTCATAGACGAGAAGCGCACTCTGTTTTTGTCTGCTCATAATATCGACACCACTATGCCCATGAACACGAATACGCAGCCGCAGGAGATAACCCAGAGCGCGTCAAGATTGAAACCTAAGTCCATGGCAAAGAACCCCAAGATGACGAGGGTGATTCCCACGATGCCCCAGAGCGGGAATGGCTGTTTAGTTATCATGCTGCATCCCTCCTCCTGTTGTTTTTCTCCAGCTGCTGAAGACGATGGTCTTCACGGCACCCTTCATCACAGAACATCCCTTTCACAATCTTCTCCCCGCACCACTCGCTGGCGCAGAACCCAGTGAACGACATTGGCGGCTTGCGGTTAGCTACGGCCACATCACGCAAAAACGTTTCCAGTTCACTGGCAACTTCGAATTCATCACACATTTTGTTTTCCGCCTTTATTCAACAAATCGCTTTTGACGACTTCTAAAATTCCGAGGGTAGCCACTAATGACAGCTGGCCGTGGTATTCGCTGATAAGCTCGGCTATACGCAGGCCAAGCTCACGCTCAACTGGGAATTTCTTCTCAGTAGGGAGGTTGTGAATTGTCATCGGGGGATACTCCGAGATAGGTTACTTAGATTTACCTTTCCTGGCTTTGAGGCAGTCGTTCCATACGTCGCGTGCAAAGTCTGTGCGTGGGATGCTTAGCACTCTGCGGCGCGCCTCTATTGCTCCTGTTGCTGGATTTTTAACAAGCTCATCCAGCCACTTTTCGAAAGTGTCTGTCATGATGTGCTCCTGTGATTTTGTTTGCTGCTGAGAAGGGGTTAGTCGTAGAGGTTTTTGTATAATTTCGGTGAGTCAGTGGTTGCCCATGATAACTCGCTTTCCTTGTGGCTTTCAGCGCTTCCATTGTCCCAAATCACGAATATCCATGGGTCGTTATCTTTGTCACCGAAATGACTATCAACAACCCCCTTAATGTAACCTGATTTATGTTTAACGATGCTACCTTTTGGAAACTTCATCATCGCCTCCTGTTATGCTAATGAAGCACTACGTCAGCTTGAAATCGTCATCAAATGCAGTAAAGCCACTTTCGGCCATCTCCATCGCGAAAATGAAAGCGATACCTTCAGCAAGGGCGTGGGGCGCTCTAATCCGAATATGAACGCATCGTGATAGGTTCTACCTAGCCAGTATCCTCCGCCGTATTCTTTGAGGCGCTGAAAGAAAACCCACCGTCCTTCTCTGATATAAGTGATTGTTTCACCGCGCCAGACGACGTCGTAGCTGAGTTCACCCGAAGCCATAATATTCACCATTAAAAATACTGTTTATGCATACAGTATAAATAAGAGTGAACGGGTGTCAATTCCTGGGTGTTTAGCTATTCGTCGTACCCATCCCACCCGTCGTAGTTACCGCGCTTTCGGGTCATTACATACCTGGTTAGGAGTGATAGAATTATCGTATTCGCGACCCACACGACTACGGCCAGCCAGCCGATAATGTTATACAAGAACAATATTGGGCTGCTAATTAGTAGCCAAATTAAAAATACCTTCACGAAACTATTCCTGTTATATGTTCCATTTAATTTCAGAGTATTATTTCATTATTTTTACAGTGACTCTTATTCTTTATTGCCCTCCAGTTCAGTCGTTAGTGTCTGTGTCATGCATCCCCCTTAACCTGCTGTAGAGTGAACTTGATTGGGGAAATCGAGAGTGTATCCCCCAAAATCGGCACCAACTATCGACGCTGCTCTGCTCCACTCACCGCCGTTTTGTTCCTGCTCGTTATCGATATCTTCTGTACGCGTGGCGTCGATAACACCGATAAATGCATCGCCGACAGTGTAGAACCCCAGCCTGTTTGACGGGCAGCGGTTCAGCGCCTTCTGCACGTCATTCAGCCATTTCTGTTCTTCTTTTGTTAGCTTTGCCATCTACTCATCCCCCACTGTGAACCCTGCGGCGCGAATAGCGTCAGCGCATTGGACAAGGGTTCTATTCTGCTGCTCAAACTGCACCTGGACGATGCGAGGAGGGTTAACCTGCCCGGATATGTCCCAGCGCTCAGGCACCCGCACCGGCGTAGCCAGCTTGACTTCCAGCTCAGCGATGTGCTTATCCTTCGATTCCAGCTCTACCAACAGGGCGAGAATAGTTTCTGGGTCAGCTGCTGCAATAAAACGGACCAGTTCCACCCGGTGGCTTTTGGTATTTAGATCAGAAGAGTCAAATCCACTCCAGCCAATAACTTCAATACCTGTATCGGCGCATAGAGTGGCCTGCGTGTTGGCTTTGCCGATGAATGGTTTAAATCGCTTGATAGGGCATTTCTCAGCCAGGCGTTTTAGTTTTCTAAATTTATCCATTGCGATTCCCCTTACCTATTACAGAATCAACCCAATCGCGATCAATTCCGGGCATTGTTGGCAGACTGGCAGCTACTTCATCCGGCACTGCGTCGATCCACTCGCGAAGTGCAATAGCAACATCAAGCAGGGCGGATATGTACTCTTGCGAGTAGAACTGCACCATATTCATGGTTGCCGTGTTTTTTGGCAGGGGCCAATAGCTATCGTCGGGTTGTTTGCGTAAATTGCCCGCAGGCTTGCTCAGTTCGCTCATCGACTCAATCTCTTTACGCGCCGCTTCGTTGGTGACGTCACCACTCTTCAAGCCTGTGCTGCTGGCTCCAGGGCAATCAGGACAGCCTCGGCAGTCGCTTCCCATGGTCGGACATGGCTTCAGTTCATTTGCTGGCATCACTACCTCCCATGCGCTTGCGGCGAGAATAGAAAACTTCAAGCGCCCACTCATGGCCTGCCCTGGTCGGCTTGTGTGTCTTCTCTGAGATAAGGCCAAGCTTTCCGGCAATGCCAGTCGCAGTGTGGCCAGAGTGATAACCGGCGGCACGCTTAAGCACTGTGTCGGCCAGAATGACTTCAAAGTCAGTGCGTCCGAAGTTTGTACCCTCGAAAGCCGTCTTGATTTCCTCAGGGGTTAGGTGCGCGATTGCCTCTTTCATTTGGCCTCCCGCAGCTTGATGACGAAAGCTTGCAACTCGTTAATCTGAGCACGCAAAGACATGGCTGTAGCGCCAAATGCGTGGGTGTCAGGATGCATGCTGGCAAGCTGTTTCAGCTTTAACTCAATGAACTGTTCAACCCCATTACTGCGCACAGCGGCAAGGGCGGCGTCAGTGGCTGGCGTTAGCAGCGCAAAGCAGTTAACAACCGACTGCGGTGCTGGGCCGAAATCGTCGTTATCGCTTTCATATTCCTGCAACTCAGAGCACAGGCTGCTGTTCATTTCCTTGAGTTGCCCATTCTCCACAGCCAGCGCATCGCGCTCAGCCTTCAAAGCTTCGTATGTAGGGGCTAATTCCTCGTTAATTCGTGCTGACATACAAATTCCTCTCGTTAAATTTGTTTAATTTTTGGAATGCGGCCGCGTGGCCTTGGCTTCATGTCTGGGTATTTGCCACTGGCTATCAGCACTGCGACACGACTAGCTATTTGCTTTGGCGTCCTTTCCATCTGCTCTGCAATGGTGTGGATTGACAGGCCGTCAATATAAAATCGGGACAATTGATACTCGTCTTGCGGGCCCCACGGGTTATAAAAGAACGCCGTGGAAAATCCGTGAGCGTTTGCCCATGTAACGATTGATTGTTTGGTCTTTTTGCAGTGGTTGGCGATTTCTATCGTTGGCACTTTCCCTATATGTTCAACGATATATTTAATGTCTGCATCCGTGTAACTGCTTGAGTCGCCAGCTTTGATGTCAGATTTAATCTGAGCTTGGATTTTGTCGTTTTTGTGCGAGTTGATGAATCGGCCAATTTCTAGCCTCGTCCTTTGGCACGCGCTGCTTATTGCATCAATTGATAGCTTTTCGCAGTTCTTCATGATGTAGCTAGCCTCATCCTCTGAGTAGCTATTGTCTGGCTTTGGCTGCGCTTCTATCTGCTCAGGCGTTAATCGGTAGCCGCGACTGATTGCCTTTTTGATGCCGGTGTTAAATCCAAAATGAGTGGTTACCTCACTTAACTCTTCACCCAGGAACATGGACGCTTTGAATCTGCGCTCACCCATGTCAGGCTTGTCTTTGCCAATATTTATCAGCAGATGCTTCAAGTACTGGATTTCGCCGGGCATCAGCTTGCTGCAAGGTAAATCGTCCTCTTTGACGACCGTGTGAATGACCCTGTAGCTGTCTGTGAATAGCTGATAGACGTAGGTGTAGTCACCATCAGGAGAGTGAAGGCTGTCTGCTGGCAGGTAGTGCGTCCAGCCGAGTTTTGCCAGTGGGGAGTGAGGGTTGATGTTTTCCAGCTTGATGGCTGAAATCAGTTTCCCCGGAGACGTCATCACGTTTCCACGGGATAGTGCGTCCCTACGAAAGTTATTCGCATGGAGAGGGTGGGTGCTCATGATTGCCTCCGGATGGAGTTAGTTTTTTGTTTGCCAGTCACTTCTGGTGGCTAGCATCGCAATGAAGGGTTATTCGGTATCGCTAAATCGCCATTTGCTTCTGAACTCCAGCACCACTCCAAGCGATTTTGCTTTCTTTTCTGCCGTGAGATAGTGAGAGATAAATGTTCCGTCTGGGAACTTCCAACTATTGCCAACCTGACGAATGACGATTTTAACTTTTCCGTCAGTTTCGCGAGGTTTGGGAATGTATGGGTTGCTAGCGCTATACGGCCTGCGCTCAGGTGGCAGTAAGTGATCTGGACATGGAGGGTTGAACGAAGCGAAGTGCGCGGCAGTCCTTGCCATCATTCCGTTAACTCGCCAATGAGTTCCTCCTTTTTCCACACATTCGATGGCCGCAATCACGTCCATGGCGATTGCGTTATAAAGCTCTTGTCGCTCTTGTTTTGTCATGATTGCAGCCTGATGGGGGTGAACTAAATCTTAGAAAGGGATATCGTCATCGAAATCCATTGGGGGTTCGTTCGTTGATGCCTGTTGCTGTGGCTGGTTTCGCTGCTGCTGCATCTGCGGCTGACTACCGGGGCTACCCTCTGGCTTGCCGCCCAGCATCTGCAGTACGCCACCAACGTTGACGTGAATCTCTGTTGTGTACTTTTCCACACCAGCCTGATCTGCCCATTTCCGCGTAGTCAGCTTTCCTTCGATGTAGACCTGCGAACCCTTGCGGAGGTATTCACCTGCAATCTCAGCTAGTTTTCCGAATAGCACAACGCGGCACCACTCAGTTTTTTGTTTCTTTTCTCCCGTGGTTTTGTCTTTCCATTGATCAGAAACACCAACAGATAAATTGGCGACAGCGCCGCCGTTTGGTAAGTATCTAACTTCTGGGTCTTGCCCCAAATTCCCGACTAAAATCACCTTATTTACTCCAGCCATTAAGCTGTCCTCCTAGTTTTGTTATTAACAATACTTCGTATATTTTCAGGTGAAACACTGTTCTGTATCGCTAGGCTCTTTACGGTTTCAGAGCCACTCACATATAGTTCGCGAATGCGGCAAACTTGATCCCATGAAAGCTTTGCATTCACATTTCGCATGCCAATGGCCTTGTTTTTTGCGAAACCCTGCCTGCCTTTTGTGACCATATCGGTGAAGTTAGCTCTAGCGTTGCCAAGTAAAAGGTGTGAAGGATTGCAGCAGGATGGGTTGTCACATGCATGACACACCAAGTACCCATTAGGAATAGGAAAGTTTGATAATTGCCATGAAACCCTGTGCGCCAGAAGATATTTCCCAGACATCCTAACGTTCCCGTACCCCTTTGTTTTCTTGGCTCCAAGCCAGTTCCAACACTCCTTCGCCGAACGGATATCAACCTTGCTCCAAAAAAATTCAGCTTGTTCTGGGGTGATATTCATTTATGCCGCCTGTTTCAGTTCTTTAAGTCGAATACCGGTAACGTCCTTGCATTTCGTTTGATGGCCCTCATGACCATTCAAACGAGTCCAGGTTTCAGCGTATTTTTCCTGCAACGCTTTAGCATCACTTACTGAGCTTGCGTACTGGGTGAACTCGGAAAGGATTTGGTCTGCCGTAGCGGGCACAACGCTGTGAACCTCAGCGTCAGCATCGATCGCAGTTTCTTCTGTCGGAATACAAAATGCTTGAAAGGCTGCATATTTGTAGGCGATAGACATTGCTTTGTTGGTAGCCTTGTCGCCGCTATCCATGGCTTCTCCATACGTCACAACTGTGTGTTTGCTTCCGTCTTCCGTGGCAACAAAATCAAATTCCGCCTTCACAACAACATAAAACAGAACTCCGCCTGTTTTTGTGGCTCGTTCAGTGACGGTTCTATCAATAATTCGAGGCAGAATTACCAGCCCATTCTTAACAAGGGCAGGTGATAGCGCGTTGTAAACTGCGTCAATGCCCCTAAATGCAAATCCTTGCTGCTTATTTTGGCTATCCTTAGCTATTCCTACCTCAGATAAATCCCGCGCCACACCTGCAATGGCTTTGTATACGGCAGTCATAATTAATCCCCTTAACTAAAGTTGCCTGCAAATTCACTCCATGTGATTAACGGGCTTTGCTTCTCAGAACCCTGCCAGCGAATATCAGTCTCTGCCTGTGATTCAGCTAACTGGAGTTCCAGCTCTGATAGCATGTGGGAGATGAAGCGATCATCATCTGCTAATGTATCCTTATTCATGCGACCGCCTTGTTTTCTGTAACCGTGTATCCATGATCAGCCAGCCATTCAAATACCGGCTTAAGGTCGAGCTGATTCATGATTTCCTTTTCATCGACATGACCAAACAGAGCTACACCTTCCGCTTCAATTCGCACCTCTCCCTGGCGCTGTCCGGATTTAGCGTGATACTCGGTGCATACGAATGTCATTTTCATTTCGACCTCCAAGCTTGCTTGAGTTGAACCATTGCCATAGCCCATAGAGCCGGGCTGCGCATTCTGATGGCCGCTCTAGCGATAACTTGCGCGTTGGTGAATGCGTTTTTCATAGCGGATTCCCATGCTGATTTAACGTGTCTTTCAACCAACGCCCGATAACACGCATCCGGCGAGTGATAATTTCGAGTAGTGATTCGTTCTGGCAGCCAGCAATAGGCCACCCTGCAACGGCATATTGCATGGCTTAATCCTTGTGATTTGATTAGTAGGTAATGCGGATGGCTGAAACTTCGCCTTTAGCTATGGCAGTGATGCATTTCTTGGCGCAGTCTTCCGGGACGCCAGCGGCGATTAAATCCGACAGGGCTTTGTTGTTTACTGTCTTGCGATGCTCAACATCTGCGGCACGTTTTGCCGCTTCATCAGCAATGCGTCTTTCTTCAGCCAGTCGTGCAGTTTCTTTCGCTTCAGCTTCGCGCCTAACCTTGTCAGCGGCTTCCTGTGCTTTACGTTGTTCGGTGGCGATAGCTTCCTGCTTGTCACGCTCTGCTTTCTGTTGCGCTTCAATACGCTGGCGATCTGCTAATTCTGCCGCCTCTTTGGCTTCACGTTCTGCACGCTCTTTTGCTACCTGCGCTTCAGCTTCACGCCGTGCCGATGCTTCAAGTTCAGCCTTTGCTTTCTGCTCAGCCTCCACGCGGGCCCGTTCTGCTGCATGACGTTTTAATTCTTCTTCATAAGCTATGCGCTTCCGCTCGGCATCGGCTTTAGCCTCCGCAGCATCACGGTCAAACTTCTCGTTAAGAAGCAGGGCGATTTCGTGATCGGATTCGAATTGCTTTTTCAGCACCTCACGTGCCGCTAATTCTTCAGCCTCAATGCGCAAACGCTCATCTTCAGCAGCTTTCTCTGCTGCAATGCGTTCTTGTTCTGCTTCCCATTCGGTGAGCGGTCGGCGAGTTTCGTCGCGCAGAACATCACAGGCATCAACGAATCGCTTAATTTCTTGCTCAGCAGGCTTCACGGCCTCTTTCAGTCGCTTCAGGTACTCGCGGCCCGGCTTTTCAATTGCTGTTTTGCTGCGGCTTACTTGTGCTGCAAGAGAAGCAACCCGATCACGACCTTTCTTTGTGCTTAGGTCTGGGGCTTCATTGACGCTTTCCTTGATATGTTCCAGGTATGCATCAAGACCATTTGGGATATACAGAGCCGGTGCTTGTTCCGGCTTAATGTCGATAACGGTTAAATCGGTAGACTCGCTCACGGCATCTCTCCTTTGATTGATAGGTATTCATTGCTGAACCAACTCGTAAATTGGCTTAGCGATGGGAATAAAAAAGCCGCTCTAGGCGGCTGTGTTTTTTAGTTCAGATATCTGCATATCTATGTCAGCTAATTGTGATGCGAAGCTGTTCTCCAATTTTCGCCTTAAAGCAATAAGAGCCTTTTCTTTGGTGCTGTATTGGGCAATTCCCTGCTGACTCGCGCTCTTTGGTCTGATTCCATCAACAACACGTCCATCTCCATGAGAGCCGGGGCTAGACCAGGATTCATAAACGGCACCCCGATAACTGTTAATGCTCCACCCATTGACATAAGAATCGAAGTTGCTTGGACGGGGCAAATCAGGGCTGCTATCGCCATCCGTCCATCGGAGAGATTTATTCAACAAGGCCTCCCGTCTCAACTCGTCGAATGCTTCCTTTTCTTTTTTGTTCATAGCCATAGCGGCATCCTCTGTTTAAAAAAATGGGCCGCACAAGGCAGCCCGAAGTGATGATAAGAGGGGTTATGTCTTCTTACTGGTACATCAGCAAGCCCGCTAGATAACGAGCTTTGGGATGGTCAGCTAGATTGTTTAACGCTGTAGTTGCCGTTCTTTTTTGCTTCAACGCAGAAGTAGCCAGCACCTAGCATGCCAATACCCCAAGAGTCAGCTGTACCGTCTCCTTCACGCTTTTCTTTGATGAAGTAACGCAATGCAGATATCGCTGTTTCAAGGTCATCTCGCGATTTAATCGTTATGGTTACTCTCATCACGACACTCCTATCATTCCAATAATAACCAGCGACCATATGAGGGCGCAGACGACTAATACCCCAAACCAAACCTTTGTGTTGTACGGCATACTGCACCCTCCAGTTAAAAGAAAAGCCTCCGAAGAGGCTTTGTGTTTGCGCTTTCCCCAGACATCAACAGTCCGTGTTAATCGACTAAGTACTCATTGAATGCTCACTCGATTGTGCGTATTCGCTCGCCAGCGTTACGACTCACATGCTAACTCCTTGGTAACGTGCCTGTGGCTCTGCTGGCCGCCGATAGTTTAGGCTCTTCACAACCCGTCATAGCCGAAGCTGATAGATTGGTGCCTTGCAAGAGACTACTATTCAGATGAGCACCTGTCGGTTGTTCTCAGCAGCTGACACGCATGGATTAGGTTATGGGCCTGTCAAGCGCTAGCACTCATTTGAATAGCACCTGAGTGCTATCCGTTATCGTTGATTGTTGCTGCGAAATCTTGGAGTAGGGTACGAGCGCTGCCATTCAGCGTCTTATTGTCTGTGCGCACACGGCTCATTGCTGATGAAATCTTGGAGCCAAGCTCACTGGGTCGCATGTGTAAGACCAGCTCGTTAAAGAAGCTCACAAACTCGCTGTCGTAGAAATTTGCAAACTGCTCAGCTAACTGCTCCGGTGTCAGCTTTACCGTTACATCCAGTTGTACGGGGACAGTTATGTTACGGTTAGACATGATTGCCTCGGTGCGCCCCGTGAGGCGCGATGGTGGTTATGCGTCCTTTGAGTTGGCTATGTCGTAGAATCGGCCATAGGTAATCTTGGAAAATTCAGCAGGTATTGTTACTTGATCCTGAGTGGATCTCATTGAATCACTTTTGGGTATCGCAAAAACCATATCGTATGGCTTCCCCGGAACCGTTCCTCCATAAGTGGAAATCATTGCAATCCCTCTTGACGAGCATTCGCCAGTCCCACATCGCATAATCCCATAATGCTTAATAACGAAGTCCTGAAAGCTCGGCAGGTCAGAAAGCTCTTTATTGGCTTTGGACATCACCATATCGATATGCTTATTAAACGCCTTACCTTCTTTACTATTAGCCTTCGCCCTGCCGAAGTGACACGCTTTACCTTGCCATTCGTCACTGCTTTTCTTCTTAAATTCGACGCCTTCTGGGAACTTGTGATCTGCATAGAAACAAAAGGCATTAATCAAGGATCCTTTCTCTCCCCAGCCACTTCTTACTGAGAAAGCTGCCGCCCCGGCCTCTTCTACAGATCTAGCAAGAACTTCATTTCGCTTAGTCTTGATGCCTTCATATGATTCAACCAGCTGCTTAGCATCGCTACCAGTTACATAGTAATAATCGTAATGCTCTGACATGCTCACCCCTTCATAATGTGATATGGATGTTCGTATTTTTCGCTGCGATTACCGGCTGCGAACAGCGCTACTTGCGGCAAACACATCGCACCGCCTTCTGATGTTTCGTGAACTGGTCGAGGACAAGCTTTGTAGTCAATCAGCGATAGTGCCTTGGCTACCTTTGAGCTGCCTACAAGCGCTGTAGCGATGCTCTTGCTCAACCTGATATCCTTTGTTGCCTCTGCACGTTCAGCCGCTCTACGGAGCTTTCTGCGCAGCTTGCAGCGTTCTCTTGCGTTCATGGTTAATCTCCATTGGATTGGCTTGGGTACGAGCGCCGGAACCTATTTCAATTTCCGGATTTCAAGTCGCTTCTCAGTCCGGCCCGATCATTACTGCTAGGCCTAAGCTCCACGACACGCTCGTCCAAAGCCAACTTCACTTTGGGTACACCTTTCGGCATACAATCTGATTGTTAAAGAAGCAGCCTGACATCATGTCTGGCGCGGCCGGTAGTTCCGTCTGCCGCATCGTGTTTCGTTTCGATGACCTAACAATAGCTAAAGCGATTATAGCAGTCAATCACCTTGGCGATATTTATAATCGATAATGCGATAATTTGATGATAGAAAAGGTAATTTATTTACAAAAATATTTTCGATTTAGGATTTTTAGCGGGGAAAAGGCATTAAAAAACCGGCACAGAGGCCGGTTTTGGTGAGGTGTGTGTTGTCTTATAGGAGTACCGAGTACCAAAATACCCGGCCAATAACTTCGATATCGATTAAGTCAGCTTCCTGGTCTGGATGATCTTCCTTGTTGAAACTGCGAACACTAACGCGATTGTTGGGTAAGCGGTAAAGCTGCTTTATCCTTTTTAATCCCCCGTGGTTAATGGCATACAGATCGCCGTCAATTATATTTTTGTTATTTGTATCTACCGCAACAGTAGTGCCATCTGGAATGATTGGCTCCATGGAGTTCCCGCGAGCAGGGAAGCACAAAACCCCATTACCGTTACTATCAGCACGAACGCGGCGTAAGGTGGCTTTTGAGAATCGCAACTTAAACCCGTTGTAGTCGTCTTCGTTATAGCTACCATCACCCGCGGCTAGCTCTATATCACGAAGGAATGGAATCTCTACCTCATCATCCCTAAGAGGCGTTCTGCTATCCCACGCATCAACCGGCTCCCACTCACTTTCTGGAGGAATTGTAGAGTCTATGTGATGCGCCTTTATGCCATGCTCTCGCATTGGCTCAGACCCATCACTTAGCCATTCTGGCCTCACTCCAAGAACCCTGGCTATATCTACCAGCTTCCTCGAACCTTTGGCTCCCCCAGAAACAAGCTTCCATATACTGGACTGAGCCATTCCTACTGCCTTGGCTAAAGACCCTTGTGTATGTCCGGCTTCTTTCATAGCTAAGTCTAGGCGATCTGAAAAATTCATATAGACATCCTCGAACAATTTCCTCAAGTCTATCGCCTGAGCGATTATCAATCAAAAACGCTTAAGCGATTGACATTTCGCTTTGGCGATAGCTATAATCACCTTGAATCAATAGAAGAGGTGATTTATGAAGAATGCTGCAGTCGAAAAAGCGATTGAATTTGCCGGTGGTAGCCAGAAGTCTCTGGCCCAAAAAATCGGTACAGCTCAATCGACTATATGTGACTGGCTGAACGGCAATAAGCGAATCTCCCCTGAAAACGTCAGCAAACTTGTAAAGGCTACGGATGGAAGGGTTCACGCTTACGAGTTCCGCCCAGATTTACCAGACTTGTTCCCGCATCCAGAACAAGCTGCATAGCACTACCGCTCTTTAACATCGATACCGGCTGCCGCAATGTGGCCACCAATAATCAAGTGGCTTCCCCACGGAAGCCGCACGTAACTATTTAAACAACAAAGGAAGTATCACGTATGGAAACTGCAAACTACAGCAAACCAACAGAACAAGAAATTAACCGGGCCGAATCTGACCTTCTGATGACGTTATCACTGGTAACTAATAGAGAGTTTGCCCGTATGGCTGGATGCCACGAATCGAAGATTAGCCGGACTGACTGGCGTTACATCGCAACAATTCTCTGCGTAGCAAAGAAGAGTGTTGAGTTCAGCGTGATCGGGAAGGTAGTGCAGGAGATGGTTCGGGCAGCAATGCCTGGAAATGAAACGACCCCGAAGAACGGCGAATTCTTCAGGGCCTGATAAAGATTACAACTTGACTTAGACAGGAGTGATTATGTCACGAGGAATCGACGAATACCAGGTGCTTAATTCAATGAAGGTTCCAGATGATTACCATTTAAATGGATTCATCTACGTGCTTTCAAATGAGCTAATGCCAGGAGTGTATAAATTTGGCATGACTAAGCATTGCCCTGACCAGCGAGCGAAAGAAATATCCTCATCCACTGGGGTACCAAAACCTTTCAATGTTGTTGCTGCATTTCACTCAAAAAACCCCACAAAAGACGAGAAGATCGTGCATGAGGCGTGGGCGGAGTTACGCGTAAATCCAAATCGTGAATTCTTCTCCCTTGACGATAAGGAGCTGTCAGACGCTCTCGAGGAACTAAGCAGCATTGTTGGTCCGGAGAGGAATGGAGAGGTCGCCGAACTGGCAATGTATGACTCTTTCATTTCCTTTTCAAAAGAGCCAGATCTAGACCTTGAGGAAGAGTTGATGGAGCTTGGCCTTGGCGGCATAACTGGACCTATCCCTGCAATAAGAAACTTTCTTATGAGGGCAGGAATAGATTATGCGAAGCAAATAATTTCCAAATATAACACCTCCATAGTTATTGACACAGACGGCTCGGTAGTACTTGTCAAATCGCTTGAGACTCAATATTACGAAAGCAAGGTGTGACAATGAACACTGCTGAGGTTATCAAATTCCCCAGGAAATCAGATAAGCCAGGAGGCCAAGTGGCCGATCTTGAAAATGGCTATCTGCGACTGGCAAATCAGATTCAGGATGCCGTATGCAAGGTTGAGCTTTCAGGCCGTGAGTTTCGCGTTCTGAATGCTATTATCCGCCTGACTTATGGATGGTCGAAGAAAGAAGATCGGATAACAAATAGTCTCATTGCTGATAAAACAGGGTTGAGTGTTAAGCATGTTTCTGAGGCCGTTTTAACGCTTGCTACAAGGCGCGTCATCCTTCTGAGACGCATAGGGCAGACACGCTACATAGGAATCAATACAGAGCTTCACCGGTGGGCATACGGGAAACCTAAATGTAAATCCTGCGTCACTTCCTTTTCTAAAAACACCGAGGAAAACTACTTTCGAATCGAAATCACCATCCCCGAAAATAGGGATAGTGGAAAAGAGCGTCAAACCATCCCTGAAAACAGGGATAACCATCCCCAAATTAAGGGAAATGTATCCCCGGAAACAGGGAACACCAAAGACATTCTTCCAAAGACAGATAAACATAAAGATATAAAACCCCCTAAATCCCCCAAGGGGGAATCGAAAAAATTCGATCCGTCATCGGTTGAGTTACCAGAATGGCTTGACCCCATTGCCTGGTCAGAATGGGTGCAATACCGCAATGAATCTAAAAAGCCGATTAGCACAGAGCTTACCGTTACCAAGGCTTTCAAATTACTGAAAGAGTGCCTGGACGAGGGGCATGATCCGACAGAGATAATCAACACGAGCATTGCCAGCAGCTACCAAGGCTTGTTTAAGCCGAAGTTTCCCATCAGAAAACATCCATCAGCCACCGCTACTAGCAAGCCAATGGATCACATACCAGAGGGGTTCACAGGATGAGTGCAGAAGACGTATTGCGCAGGCTTCGTGCTGTGATGCCTCCTGGTACACAGCCAAAGCACAGGACTGCAGAAGAGTTGATCGCTTGGCAGGTAGAGCAAGGGCGCATTGATTCAGAGCGAATTATCGAACAGAACCGCCTAACCAGATTGCAGAATGTTTTGGGCCGGTCCGGCATCCAGCAACTTCACCAGACGTGCAGCTTTACAAACTACAACGCAGAACTTCCAGGGCAACGCCATGCGCTGGATAAGTCCAAGGAGTATGCGAAAAAATTTGGCACTGGATTCGGTGGATTTATTTTTAGCGGCGGCTGCGGAACAGGGAAGAATCATCTGGCTGCTGCCATAGGTAATCACCTGCTGAAATCAAACAAATCAGTTTTAGTGGTGACGATTCCTGACCTCATGATGCGATTTCGTGAAACCTATCAGGTTGACGCGAAGACATCAGAAGCGAAATTGATGGAGGATTTATGCCGGGTTGATCTATTAATTCTTGATGATATCGGCGTGCAGCGTGGCAATACAAACGAAGGTGTCGTGTTATTCCAGATTGTCGATCGCCGGTTATCCAGCAAGAAGCCGGTTGGTATGCTGACCAATCTGGATGCGCCAGCGCTGACAGAATTGCTAGGCGCTCGCATCATGGACAGAATGACGATGGATGGCGGCATGTGGATTAACTTTGCCTGGCCCAGCTATCGCAGGCAGGTGAAATCATGATGGACATTAACGCAGTAAGCAAGGCGCTTCACACCCTAGATAATCTCTACTTGTCCGCTCATCAATCTAGAACTTTAGCATTGACGCTTGAAATGAGAGAGATGATGTTCCCAGACATAAAAAAATTCTCAATGATATTTAACCGGCAATTCTTGATATTGAAGACAAGGGGACTCATTGAGCATGACAGGATTTTAACAAGAGATATCTGATGTTAGACCAATACATCAAGCATCAAATCCGCATGAAAGAGCAACAAGAATCCGACCATCGCTTTAACACTCTCTGCAAACTCCCATTCAACACCTTCGCAGCCATTTACGCTGAGTGCGATCCGGTATGGGCTGGCAGCATCTACAACGGGGTTTATTACAGCGAATATGAAATTTACGCAGCGTCACTAAAACGCGATGAAGGCTATGAAGCGTTTATGTGATTGAGAGGTATCGTCGTGGACAAACAACAGGAAGAAAGTTCAAGAGTAGAATTTGAAACATGGTATGGGCAGAACATGGGCGTTGGCACCAACGACGTGATCCGCACCGATCCCCCTTTGGGGATAGCTACATGGCGACCAGTCTCGACTTGGCGTATAGGGCATGGAAAGCGAGCAGGAAAGCCATCGAAGCTGAGAATGCTAAAGGTGATTCAAATGACTAAAGATGATTTAAAAAATATTGAAATACAAGCCAAAGCTAAAATATTTCATGATACATATGTTGGTCTCACAGATGCCATTAAAAATAACCCAAAGTTCCATTTCCATAATGGATGGGTATCGATATATCTGGAATTCGATTTAGCGGATGAAGTACTTAAGTCCGGTTCGTTTTTATTTAAGGGATTAAGTCTTCCCCATACCACATATTGGCACCGTTTGGGGAACATAACGATGCAGTTAAGCCATTATAACCATGGACTTTTAAATATTAAGGTTTAGATCAACTACATCTGGAGATAACCATGGATAAGCTACACGAAGAGAGCCGGAAGCAGTTTGAATACGAAGCTGGTAAAGCTCTATGTCTTCCAATATCAATAATTGAGTTAGCTCGCAAAGGCGATGGCTATGAGCATGCATTCGACAGTATGAGTATTATGCAACCGTTAAATGGGTGGTGGCATTGGTGGCAGGCCAGCCGAGCGTGCATCGTGGTTGATATCGATTGGCCAGAAGTAAATGATAACCACTGGAAAGACGGAGAGGAAGGTGCTTACGCGCAAGGTTATGAGGTCGGTAAGGATTTAACCACCATCAAAGTTCGTCAGGCCATCCGCTCTATCGGCCTCTCAATCAAAGGGGAGTGATGATGAAAGTTAAATTTAACTTTTTTGACGGAACAAGTTCAGAAATTGATGAAATTCAAAAAGGTAGCGTGGTTTTGCTTCCTGATGGAACTGGGTCGTATTTTCTTGAATCTGGATTTATTCAATATCACTTTTCAAATGTTAAAAGCTTTGATCATATCGATCCGCAAAGAGGCGCTAATCCATGAGCAAACAGGTCTTCTACCTAAGAAGCCCACAGATACGCCAGAACCTGAAAACCCACATCGACAGTCTCCCGCTAAATCCAGAAAAACCACTCGCAGTAACCATCCAAGAGCCAACCAGAAGCCTTGACCAAAACGCCAAGCTTTGGGCAACCCTGCGCGACATCAGCGAACAGGTCGTTTGGTATGGCCGGGAAATGGACTCTGAGTGTTGGAAGCATGTTTTTAGTGCCGCGCTGAAGAAGCAGGTAACAGTTCCTGGCATAGACGGCGGCTTTGTCGTTCTGGGGCAATCAACAAGCAAGATGAGAGTTGGCGAAATGCGCGACCTAATCGAGCTTATCAACGCATTTGGTGCTGAGCATGGAGTGCAATTCAGCGATGAATCACGGCTTGCTATCGAGTGGGCATCTCGGTATGGCGACAAACCAAAGGTGGCTTAACATGGCCAAATCTAAAGAGTGGACATCTTCAGAAATCGAATACCTCACAATTAATTATCCCAAAGCAGAAACCAAGAACCTCGCCATTGATATGGGGCGCTCTCAGTCGTCCATATCGAGCAAGGCGACCAGGCTAGGGCTTTTAAAAGAAGTCGGTCTGGCATATCAAATCCATTTGAAAAATGGCACGACAACATTACGCGTGGCTCATAGGCCGAATACCTACGCCAAAGAGCGCGGAATAGTTTATGTGAAATCGCTAACCGGGCATCCTTCCCTGGATTGCTACCGGAAGGTCAGTCAAGTCTATCGCATGGATTTGTTGCTAAGGAAGGTTGCACACCAAATCAGCCGGAGCGCAGCATGAGAATCTTAACCATCATATTAGCCTTAATATTCATCGCATACATCTTCATCGCAGGCCGATTCTACGAGAGCTACACCAAAGACTCACCATCCATGACCATTATCAAAAACCTGCTACTCAGCCTCGCATGGCCGGGTAATGCCGTTCTTTATCTGCTTATGAGGTGCGTGAAATGACAATTACGATTATCGCATGGGTTATGTTTTGGTTTTATTGGGCCCTTCGTGGAAACTTTCAAGGCGACATCAAAATTCAAGATGACCAATGGTGATTTTTACACGCACTGGATACGTGCATGGATAGCTCACGGCTGGGTTCCCGCGCTGACTGTTTATTACTGCATTAAGTATCTATGAGCAATTACCCCATGTGGTCTAGATTCCGCTACTGGCGATTATGGATAGGTTTCGAACCGGCATTTTACAAAATAAAAGGCGAGGTTAGAGATGGCTTGCGTAACAGTAAACATGAGCGTTGCAGTAGCTTGCGTTAATGGCTGCGGTCGAATTCTTGGCGACGGTGAAACCTACATCTGCCAGCAGTGCAACGATGAGATAGATCGCCGAGCAGACGAAACCCTGGGGAATGCGGAGAATGAAGATGATTAAGTTTTTATTCATCGCTTACGCAATAACCATCGCATTCATTGGCTCTAAAAATGTCGGAATGATGATTTTTGGGTTGATGATTTACTTCTCGATGTGCGTGGTACTGCTCATGGAAGCCAGCAGGCGCCACAGGGCTTTCGAAAAAAGAATAAGGGAGAAGATTAATGGCTAAAGGCAAACAGCCGAAGCCAAAGACCTGTCGAATTTGCAAAACCCAATACACCCCCCGAAGTACCCTCCAAAAAGTATGTAGTCCATCTTGTGCAATAACACTCGTAAAGCGCAATTCAGAGCTTCAACAAAAGCAATCTGAGGCATCTGTACGTCGTGAGTGGAACAAACGCAAAGCTGATGTTAAGCCGCTCAGTCACTGGATGAACATGACTCAGCGAGCCTTTAACGACTACATACGTGCCAGGGACGAGGGTAATGGTTGCATAAGCTGCGGCAGCACAACGGCAACGGAATATCACGCAGGGCACTACAGAACGACGGCGGCGGCCAGTCATCTCCGGTTCAACGAAGACGGGTGCCATCTACAGTGTGCATCCTGCAACGTTCATCACTCAGGAGCGATTACTCAGTACCGCATCAACCTGATATCGAAAATCGGGCTTGAGCGCGTCTTGGCGCTTGAAAACGACAACACCCCTCACCGATACACCCGCGAAGAGCTAGACAGCATCAGAAAGCTTTACAGAGCGAAATTGAGAGAGCTTAAAAAACTATCGGAGGCAGCGTGATAATCCAGACAATCCCAGACCTGCTAGTGACCACCCGAGGAAACATGTCCGAAGTTGCCCGGAAGCTGCAATGCCAGCGCCAGACAGTGGCTAACTACGCCAGAGACTTCAAAGCCGAGTTTCATTGCATTGTAAATGGAATCCTTATGACCAAGACAAAGCAGAAGGGGAGCAGAGCATGAGAATGGAAAGTACGTTGAGATATTTTTTCGCGAAAACTTCAACGATAAGCGACTCTCCACGCACAACGGCATCTGATGATTTGACCTGTACCGACATCATGGCAGCATTTGGGTTGGCAGACTCAAGGGCTGGTTTCGGTTTCGATCTTTTCTTGGCAAAGCATGGCATCAGTAATCCAGATCGCGCTATAGAGAGTCTTTATCAATTCGCTTTAACTCGGGTTAGCAAGTCGCAATCAATTTCAAACCTCGCAGATGATATTAAACACATCGTTCTGCAAACACTCGCAACTTTCGCATTCCAGGATTACGCAAGGTCAGCCGCCAGCGTTCGCCCATGTGACTGCTGTAATGGGGAAGGTTTCCTTGATGCGGAAGTTTTTGCCAACAAAGTCCACATGCCATTCCCTGCTAAAGAGATTGTAAAAGCCTCGTTAAGCTGGGGCGTAAAAGGATTCAAGCCTTCTGAATACGAGATTCATAGGGAGCTTAGAGAGAAGGTAAGAGTGCTTTGCCCAACCTGCAAAGGCAAAAAGGTGCTGAGCAATGCCTGCCGGTGTCATGGGAAGGGAAAGATTTTGGATAAAGATGCAACGGAAGAACAGGCTGGCATCCCAGTTTACAAGGACTGCGACAAATGCGATGCGCGCGGTTATTCGAGACTTAAGTTTTCAGCAGTTATGGCGGCTCTTAACCAGCAAAACTCAGGGATAGGTAAGACGTTTGCTTATGATCACCTTCAGCCATTCATGGAATTGCTAGTAACTCAATGCCACAAAGAAGAGTCAATTGCCGAAGCAATGCTTAATGCTGTGACTAAAGGAGAAATAATTGCTGCATAAAATGCACATGATAGAAAATAGTTCTTGAACTTCGCGGAAAAATGGACTAGATTTTACTCTAAGAATGGGTTAATTCGTTCTTAAGGCATTTAAAGTCTACGGACGTCTACCAAAGTACATTAAGCCCTGGCTATAAACGCCGGGGCTTTTCCGTAAATGACTCCAGGAAAGACTGGCGTAAACGGTGATGCGTTGAGTCCGTGTGCAGGCACGGATAATCCGGCTAAAAGCTGCGACAGCTTGGATAGACAAGCACACAACAGGTAAGACACTGACACGAACACCTCAGCGACCCTAGCGCTTGCGAGTTAGCTATCGAGATTAAGTTGTGATCTGAGGCGGTAGAAGTCCGAAGCACGTAGCGCATAACGCATATGTTCAGTGTCTTTCCGTTGTGGTGAAGCGGGATAAGGCCCGATTCGGAAGATAGATATTTCGCAGTGGAACTGACCAATCGATGAGTAAGGGCAAATCTGAGTCAGTGGCGCGTCCCCTTAAAGCGAAATCCAAAATCACAACCCCTTTTAAATAAGCATCTATCCCACGCCGACACCTTCGGCATTCCCACCCACTGCCACCATCGGCACCGTGGGGCGCATTCTTGCGTCTGATGCTTATCCTATTCGCCCGAGAGTGGCCACTATCCAAGAGCCTATGCAGCCACTTAAAGGCAACCAAACTTAGCCCGCGCCAATATCAGTCAGACGCCCTCAAAAACACTCCTTGTCAGCTCCGTGACTACGGCGTGAGGCTAACCAATTCGTGAAGATGGGCTACCGATAGCAGTCTCACCTGCTACCGGTCATCCCGCCCATGACTCTCATCATGAGCAGAACCAAGGCCCAGCCCGTCCGCGCGGACTGGATCAACATAGTCGCTGCTTACAACAACCACAACTAGAACAAGCTCAAAGCTTGATCGGCAGCGCCTTCTGGGGCTAAGCGAATGACGATGCAGGAAAAAACAACTCAACTTTCTTACTGGTTATCAATTGTGCTAATTGCCCTAGGGAAGTTCGGAACATGGCTTGCCAGTCTCGACTGGAACCGGATAGCGGTTGTGATCGGTGTCTTGCTCGGTATCGCGACATACATCACAAACGTTTATTACCAGCGAAGACAGGCCCGAGAATACCGCCGGGCGCTTGAGCTTTACGAGCAAGCCGTGATGAGTGGCAAAGCCGTAACGATGCCGCCAAAGCAATGAACAATCGAATCATCTTCGCGATCATTTCTGGGCTAATGGCTCTGTCTCGAAGTCTCTATCAAGGCAGCGGATATAAAAAATTCATACCGGACGTCATCGGATGCGCGCTTCTTTCGTACTGGATTGATGACTGGTTATCACTACTCAATATCGACTCCACTTACTCGGCGATCGGCAGCTTAGTTATCGGCCTGCTGGGTATCGGCTTTATCCGTTACATCCTCACTCGTTTCATCAGCGCCAAGCTGAAGGGGTAATCATGAACCAAGATCAATTTCGCAAAGCTGCAAATATATCTGCGGCATTAGCGCAGCGCTGGTTTTTGCACATGCAAGCAGCGATGACTGAATTTGGCATTGATACCCCACTGCGTCAGTCCGGATTTATCTCTCAAATTTTCGTTGAGTCAGGTGGATTCCAGCATCTAGAAGAAAGCCTGAATTATTCAATTGCCGGGCTGGCTATTTTCGGATCAAGACTGACTATGGCACAGCGTGAACAATTGGGTCGAAAGGTTGGTGAATCGGCACTATCTCCCGCAAGGCAAGCCGCTATCGCTAACCTTGTCTATGGCGGACGCTATGGCAACAACCTCATTAATGACGGTTGGCTATATCGGGGGAGAGGGTTAAAGCAGGTCACATTCAAATCAAATTACATTGCCTGTGGAAAGGTTTTGAACCTGCCACTAGAAGAGCATCCTGAACTATTATCCGCCGATGAAAACGCAGCCCGTTCTGCGGGGTGGTTCTGGAAAGCCAATGGCTGTAATGCCTATGCAGATATCAGAGATGTTGTTGGGCTAACCCGAAAAATCAATGGTGGTTCGAATGGGCTATCTGAGCGTCAAGTGGCATTTAAGCACGCCTCGGGGGTTCTATGCGTTTAGTCGATGATTGGCGTAAGGCTTGGAAATACTTTTCTGTTCAAGCGCTGGCATTAGCAAGCGCCATTAGTTTTGGTTGGGCCACATACGGTGACGTCATTAAACAATATATACCAGAGCGTTACATGCCTTGGGTTATTACCGTGGTTGCTCTGGCAGGTATTGCTGGTCGCTTGGTAGATCAGCCATCAACGGACAAACCACAATGATCGCCGTATGGGAAATGATTAAAACATACTGGAAGTTGGCTCTCTTGCTCGTCGCATTTGGCCTCGGTTGGTATGTGGAAGGCTTGCGCTGGAGCAAAGACGTTGAAGCTATCAATCTTGCTCACACGCAAGAAATGAAAGCTATCAGTGATGCGTCAGCAAAACAGGCAGCGGACGCTCTGACTAAACAACAGGCATTAGAGCAGCAATATGCAGCTTTAGATGCCAAATACCAGGGTGATCTAAAAAATGCCAAAGCTGAAAACGATAATCTGCAGCGGGCTGTTAAGTCTGGCGCTCTCAAGTTGCGCGTCAAAGCCAAGTGTCCAGTCAATGGCGGTGTCGTGTCCAAAACCGCAGCCGGCAGCAGCGTGGGTGATGGAATCACCGTCGAACTCGATCCAACTGCTGGATCAAACATTCTCGATATCCGCGCCGGAATCCTCAGCGACCAAGCAAAACTGAAATACTTCCAAGACAAAGAACGTATAGACCAACTCATCTTCAACTCAAAATAATAAAAAGGGCATCCCATGTGGTGCAAAAGAGAAGAGTATGAGCGGTCATTAGTAAGCCCGCAGCTATCCCATATGCGGGCACTATCAAAGCCATTTCGAGGATTCACCATGACAGACGATATCAAAACTGTAGTAGCCGATGTTGCGGCCGCTGCTCCCGTAGTAGCTGAAACCATTGCGGTAGTAACACCGGTCGTTGCAGAAGCAAAAGCGGATGTAGTCGACACTGAAAGCTTTCTTGCCAAGCTGAAGGACGAACTCGTTTCCCTCGGTCATGACGTCGAAGGCGTATGGGATGAGCTGGTAGCCAAAGTTAAAGGGTTACTGTGATTGTTTCAGGCTATTACACCCTATAGGGCGTAATCACCAATTTACACCCTATAGCGAGTAAACGAAGTGGGTAACAACGGGACTGTCTCCTTAGTAAATCCCGCATCGGTGTCAGAGCTAAGCTACCTGACCGTCAGCTCCACGAAACGGAGCACGCAACAATATGAATATTCCAAAGCCGGAGCTACCTGTCGCGGGTCAGATGATATGCGTCGAGTGTTCATTTTGTTGTGAAGTAATCCAGCCAAAGAAGTAATCACCCCAGCGCGTCGCAGCGCTTATCAAACCCGAGTCTTTCAGAAAGCTGAGCCTGAGAACTGCCGTAAGTGGTGGCGACCATCTCGGGGCGGCCTTTCTGTGCGAACAGGCTCATCTTTCTAAAAGGCAATCGCTATGAAATATCCAACCGTTGCAGTAAATGGCGTATCCGTTCGTGTTGACGAAGATGGACGTTATAACCTGAATGATCTGCATGCCGCAGCCGTAGCAGAAGGCAACGCCACGGAATCTCAGCGGCCAGGTGAGTTCCTCAAAACCAAGCAAGTTCAACGGTTTGTTCGCGCATTAAGCGATGCGAAGAAAGTCGCATCGGTATTAACCATCAAGGGCGGCCCTCTTCAAGGTTCGTGGGGATTGGAGTTGATCGCCATTCGTTACGCTGCATGGCTGAATCCACTGTTTGAAATTAAGGTATACGAAACATTTCAGATGCTGATGCGCCGCGGATATGACGCCATGTCCCGCCTTAATAAGTTGGATAACATTATCAATGGTGAAACGAAAGAGGTTGGCCAGTGCGCAAGCAGGATGGCTAAGTGGGGCGTTGGTGGGCGCAAGCAGTTGCTGCACGTTGCCAGAGACCGAATGCTAACGGAAGTGCAGATGTATTTGCCAGGGATTGAATGACTCTAAAGATGGCTTCTCTCACGGGGAGGTGATCGGCCTGAACCTGGGCCATATCTTGACATGCCGGAAAGACGGAAGTGGTTTAGCCATGCTGTGAAGCATCGCGACTACTGCGCACCATTCAGATAATCACCCTCCAGAGAGATATCATGGCTAAGCAAAAAATAACCGATGAGCAGCTAAAAGCTGAGCTTTCTGCTGGGATGACGTCAAGCCAAATCGCCAGAAAATATAGCGTCCATGTGCGCAGAGTGCAGGAGCGTAAAGCAGCCTTCGCCAAGAAAGGCTTTAGCCCCGAGCACGACATGGTTCACATGGTGCCGGATGGGTTTAAAGTTCGTGGTGTGTCGACGCTTTACGGTAAAGACGGAAAGAAATCTACTCAGTGGGTTAAATCCTCAATCGACGCCGAGCGCCAGTTCGAGTTGATGCAGATTGCAGCGAAAGCCCTGGCCGAAGACCTGCCAAAGATAGAGCCGACGACAGCACCAGAAATTGCAGATCAGCACTTACTCAACACTTACATCATCAGCGATTACCATCTCGGTATGTTGGCAGATGAAGACGAGTCTGGTGACGATTGGGATATTAAAATAGCAGAAAGACTGCTAATGAAGTGGTTTAATGCCGCTATAGCGTTAGCACCCAATTCAAGCGAAGCAGTGTTATGCCTCCTTGGTGACACATTGCACTTTGACGGTATGGAAGCCAAGACGCCAACAAGCGGCCACATACTAGATGCTGACAGCCGCTTCCACAAAGTGGTCGATGTGGCAATACGCATCATCAATATCGTTTGCCAGATGCTGCTGAAAAAGCACCAGAAGCTAAAGCTGATAATTGCTACCGGCAACCACGATATTGCATCAAGCGTGTGGCTGAGAGCAATGTTCGCGGCTCTTTACAGTAACGAGCCAAGAATGGAAGTAGACAAGAGCCCAGATAATTACCAGTGCGTGGAGTTTGGCAAGACAAGTTTGTTCTTCCATCACGCACACCGTGCCAACTTCGAACGGATGGAGCAGGTATTCGTTGCCAAGTTCCGCGAAGTGTTTGGCCGCACAAAATTCTCCTATGCCCACTGCGGTCACCTTCACCATGCCAAGCTCAAAGAGAGCAACATGATGATTACTGAACAGCACCGCACATTAGCAGCCAAAGACGCGTATAGCAGCCAGGGAGGTTACATGTCCGGCCGAAGCGCCTCAGTCATAACCTACTCATCCGAGTACGGAGAGGTGTCACGCCTCACCATCTCGCCAGACATGCTGAAATAAGCGAGTTAAGGAAATGGCCTATGAAAAAGACCGTTATCTTTGATCTGGATGGAACGCTGGCTAATGGGGATCATCGGCTTCACTTGCTGCCAAGTCGTGAAATGGCACACACCACCAGTTCCTGGGATGCGTTTAATCTTGCCGCAAAAGACGATGCGCCAATCAGCAACAACATTGAATTGTGCCGAACTATGCATGCTGCAGGTTATCGAATCGTTATCCTGACCGGACGCTGTGATGTTGCGAAAAGAATAACAAAAGACTGGCTAGATTATCGTGTCGTACCTTATGACAAGCTGATAATGCGCAAGGCCGGTGATAATCGCACCGACATCGAATTCAAGCGGGAAGCGGTAGGGAAACTAAAAAACATTCTATGCGCCTTTGACGACCTTGAACATATTGCCAAAGCAATGCGCTCATGGGGTATTACTTGTCATCTAGTCACTCACTATGAGCACGACCTTGTGCATGTGAGCAAGAACGTCAAATAACCTCATGGAGGCGCCTATGGATGAATACGAGTATCCAGACCGGGAAATCGAAAATCACCCACTCATAGGCACCAAGCTTGGCATCCGAGTTGAAAAGTTAGATTTGGACTGCGTTTTGAAAGTAGAAAGCGTCTGGATGGATGAAGAGGGTGACATTTTAGTTTATGGAATCGTCAGCCCACCCGTTAACGGATTAGATCACCTCGAATCCCCAATTGAATACACCAACACCATTCACTAATGTGTCGCGCCGTCACTGGAACGCTATCTGTTAGCTATGACATGCAACCTTCTCAAGCATCGAGTGCAGATAGATTGTAAAACGACGAATGCCCCGCCGTTACTTCGGTCATAGCGGCGGTCGCAAGCCGTGGCAGCAAATTGCGACACCAATTCAACTAGAGGTACTCATTGTGATGACACTGTCAGTCGGCGTGAACGTTAAAATGCCAACATACGAAGAAATGGATCAGATAGCTGTGGATGTTCAATCTTCCCACGCCGGTGAGAAGCTCACTATTGAAAACGCTATTGGGCTCACTGAAGAGATCAAGCAGGCCATTTCTGGTCGGATGGAGTTGTACTTAACCGACCATAGCGGTCGCCGTATAGCTTAACGCGCATTACAAAAGCCATTCAACCGAGTGGTTTTGATAATGATAGGTGAGGAATAGATATGACGACCATAGCATGGGATGGCTCAACACTAGCAGCCGATAGTCAATCAACCTCCGGCGATGTGATTTGCTCACTCAAAGAAAAGAAAATATACCAGCCCAGTGAATCTGGAACCTGGACAGTCAATGGCGAAACAGTTTGGGCTATTGGGTGCTCGGGAGATTGCGGCGCTGAGGAAGAGTTGCAAGCCATCATGGAAACTGGACTTAATTACGCAACACAGTTCCTACCTACATTCAGCTTCACCGCTTTAGCCATCGTGGGTAAAGAAAGGGCCTTTATCATTTCCAAAGACAAGGGAGAGGATAGGGCATCCATATCACTGCAGCTTGATCCCTATGCCATAGGCTCCGGGAGCATGATAGCTAGAGCGGCCATGAGATGCGGCAAAAGTGCAATAGAAGCAGTCCACGTCGCAATCGAAATGGACGTTTACAGTGGCGGAATGGTTGACTACATCAAACAGGATTAACAAATGACCAAACCAGATTGGGAGGCCATCGAGTCGACTTACCGGGCTGGTTCGCTGTCTATCCGTGCAATTGCAGAAAAGCATGGCGTTAGCGATACCGCCATCCGTAAAAGAGCAACTATTCACAACTGGCAGCGTGACCTTACTGAGAGGGTAAAGCACGCCACCAAAATGAAGCTTGTTCGCACAGAGGTTCGCAATGATGGTTCGCAATCAAAGGCGCGAACTGATGCGGAGATAATTGAAGAGGCCTCTGACGCAACCACTGAATTGGTGCTCAGCCATAGGGAAGGCCTAGCTGGTTGGCGGAAGATAACTAACAAGCTACGTGAGTTTGTTGAAGACACTGATATCACCTCAGAAAACCACGCATCCATGGCTCGCACTATAGCTGCAGGTGTTGATGCTCAAATTAAAGTCATCACCGCCGAGCGCAAGGCCTACAACCTCGACACCGATGAAGGCAATAAAGTCGTAGATGACCTATCTAACTTAATGGATTCCTTGTCTCAGGGGGCCTAATGAAACCTGAGCATCTAAAGCTGCTAGCCGACAAAGACTGGCGGCTGAATAATTTGTATTGGATCACCGACAAGGAAGGTAAGCCGTTACGCTTCAGGATGACGCCTGAGCAACGCGAGTATTTCGAAGGTATCCATACACGCAATATCATTCTTAAGGCTCGTCAGCTCGGCTTCACGACCGAGGTTTGCATAATTCAGTTGGACGCCGCCTTATTCGAATCTGCCAAGTGCGCGCTTATTGCCCATACATTGAACGATGCCAAGCGCCTGTTCCGCGAAAAGGTAAAATACGCATACGACAAGCTGCCAAGCGAAATTAAAGCCGCTAACCCTGCAAGCAATGACTCTGCCGGTGAGCTGGTATTCAAGAAAGGCGGCTCACTTTACGTCAGCACATCTTTCCGTGGGGGCACGCTGCGTTACCTGCACGTTTCAGAGTTCGGCAAGATATGCGCCAAGTATCCAGACAAGGCCCGTGAGATTGTCACAGGCGCATTTGAGGCAGTATCAACTGGATGCTTTGCCACTATCGAGAGTACCGCCGAGGGTCGCGCTGGTTACTTCTTCGATTATTGCCAGTCCGCTGAAAAAATGCAGCTTCAAGGGAAAAAATTATCCGCCCTGGATTGGAAGTTCTTCTTCTTCTCCTGGTGGAAAAACCCGCTCTATGCAATAGACCCCGTAGATGTATTGCCTCAACGGCTAGTTGATTACTTAGCAGAGCTGCAAGCTAAGCATGAAATCTCTCTCAACGAGCGGCAGAAGGCCTGGTATTACGCCAAAGAGAAAACACTTGGCGATGATATGAAGCGGGAGTATCCATCCATCCCTGCGGAGGCATTCCAGCAGTCAGTCGAGGGGGCGTATTACGCCAAACAGTTCCGCTGGCTTTACACCAACAAACGCATTGGCACGCTGCCTGATAACTCACACCTACCCGTTCATACGTTCTGGGATATCGGCGTAGGTGACTCAACAGCTATCTGGTTCGTGCGTGAGGTTGGAGAAGAGTTCCATATCATCGACTACTACGAAAATTCTGGTGAAGGTCTGCGCCACTATATGAAAACCCTGAAAGACAGAGGTTATCAGTATGGTGAGCACTACGGGCCACATGACATCGAAAACCGGGAATTCGGATCTGATGCCAAATCTCGTAAAGAGCTTGCTCGCGAAGGGTACGAAATCGACGGGCAGATTTACTCAATGACTTTTAAAGTAGTGCCGAAAGTCGGTGTAGATACCGGGATAGAGTCAGTGCGTGAAATATTGCCACGATGCGTTTTTGATGAGGATAAGTGCTCAGAAGGCATATCCCACCTAGAAGGCTATCGGAAAGAGTGGGACGAAAAGCACGGCTGTTGGAAAGACAAGCCACTACATGACTTCACATCGCATGGTGCTGACGGATTCCGTTACTTCGCTGCTGCGAAAAACAACAAGAAGAAATTCAAAACGAGTGTTAGACCATTCTCTGCATAACTGGACATAAAAATGACTGATGACGTTCGCAAAAGGTCAGCAAAAATCGAGGCCATCGCCGAATGCTGGCCGATGATTACTGCCCTGTTGGGCGGCACAGAAGAAATGAGAGAGGCTGGCAAAACATATCTACCTCAGTGGCCAAACGAAGACGGTGGTTATTACAAGAAGCGCCTGGATACCGCGACATTGTTTCCGGCATTCCCGCGCACGGTAGATGTGCTGAGTGGTAAGCCATTTTCCCGTCCTGTAACATGGGCAGAAGATGTACCAGCTCGCATCCAGGGATTCTTCGAAGACATCGACATGCAGGGTACTAACCTACACAGCTTCCTGGCAGATGTTTGTGAGGAGGCGATGGGGTACGGCATCTGTGGCCTGCTTGTTGACTACCCGCCAGTCAGTGGGCCAAAAACTGTTGCCGAAGAAAAGGCATCTGGCGTGCGTCCGTACTGGGTAAAAATCTGCGCTGACAGTTTGCTCGATTATAAGTCTCAGCGGGTAAATGGCCGCGAGACATTCACACAGCTTCGATTCCTTGAATGTGTGACAGACGAAGAGAAAAGCACAGAGTTTAACGAAGTAATGGTCGAACAAGTTCGCGTGCTGGATATCGGCAAATGGCGTACTTACCGGCAGAAAAAAGATGAGACGACCGGCGAAACAAAATGGGTTCTTCACGACGAAGGCGTAACCACACTGCAGAAAATCCCATTCGTACCGGTGTATGGCAATCGCAAGGGGTTCATGCGCTCGTCACCACCTTTGGTCGAGCTTGCCTACATGAATGTCGAACATTGGCAATCCAAGAGCGACCAGCAGACCATTCTGCATGTAGCCAGGGTGCCGATTCTTTTCGGTAGAAATCTTGGGGAAGGCCCAATAACAGTTGGAAGCGCAGCGGCCATCACCTCTGATGCTGAAAACGCCGACCTGAAGTATGTAGAGCACACAGGTAAGGCTATCGAAGCGGGGCGAAATGACCTGCTAGACCTTGAAGACAAGATGCGTCAAATCGGCGCTGAGCTGCTCGTCATTAAGCCGGGCCGCGTTACTGTTGCCCAGACCATGGCAGAAGACGAAGCTGGCACCTGCGCATTGCAGCGAATCGTTCAAGATATGGAGGACGCTGTCGATCAGGCCCTCCAATTGACAGCTGAGTGGATTAAGGAACCGAAGGGCGGTCATGTGACCATCTTCAACGACTTCGGTGCCACATCTCTGGCCGAAGCCTCCGCTCAATTGCTGCTCGACGCTAACGTTGCCGGTGCCATCTCCACTGAAACGCTATTCAACGAATTGCAGCGCCGTGGCTACGTTAAGGACGGCATTAAGTGGGAAGAGGAACAGCTGCGACTCAAGTCTCAGCCTCCGCGCCCAGATAAAACACAGACAACGCTCGTCGGATAACCGGCAAGCATTCACACCAAGCCTCGGTTAATCACCGGGGCTTTTTTTATGGCTGAAATCTGCGGATGCAGAGCAGCGCGCCGGGCCGGATGGCTCAATACAAGGTTGGATGACCAAGCATGAAACTCAAACTCGATGAGAACGGCCACGTAGTGGTAACTGATGGCAAGCCTGTCTATGTGCATGACGATGGCAAGGAGATCGCCTTTGATGCAGTTGGCACAGTAGCAACAATTTCACGGTTGAACGGTGAGGCTAAATCACACCGCGAACGCGCAGAAACTGCTGAGACTGGACTGAAGGCATTTGAGGGTATCACTGACGCTAAAGAGGCACTTAAAGCACTCGACGTCCTGAAAAATCTCGACGCAAAAAAACTGGTGGATGCCGGTGAAGTAGACAAGGTGCGCCAAGAAGCCATTAAGGCCATTGAAGATAAGTATGCACCAGTCCTGAAAGAGCGCGATGCACTGCAGGCCGCTTTGGTTAATGAGAAGGTCGGCGGAAGTTTCGCTCGCTCTCAATTCATTAACGAGAAGCTGGCTATCCCTGCCGACTTCGTACAAGCGCGGTTCGGTTACGCCTTCAAACTCGAAGGTGAGCAGGTCGTCGCATACGACAAGGCCGGTAACAAACTCTTCAGCCGCAGCAATCCTGGCGAAGTCGCCAAGTTTGATGAGGCACTCGAAATTCTCGTCGAAAGCTACCCATACAAAGACAAAATCCTCAAAGGTTCCGACGCTTCTGGCGGTGGTTCTGGCGGTGGTGGCGGCAATGGCGGTGGTAGCAAATCAATTCCTCGCGCCAAGTTCGAATCTCTCCCTGCTTCACAGCAGATGGAGCATGTGAAGGCTGGCGGACAAATCATCGATTAATAGGAAATTATTTAAATGGCTAACACCTTAACCAGCCTGGTGCCCGACCTGTACGAATCGCTCGACATCGTTTCTCGCGAACTGTCAGGCTTTATTCCATCCGTTACTTTGGATGCTTCCGCAGAACGCGCGGCGCTGAACCAAGCAATCCGCATTCCGATTACCCCAGCATCCGCTGCTGAAAACGTCTCACCTGGCCAGTTGCCACCTGATGACGGTGATCAGTCAATCGCTAACACCCCATTCACCATCACCAAGTCTCGCATGGTTCCGTTCCGCTGGACTGGTGAAGAGCAGAAAGGGGTTAACACCGGCCCTGGCTATGCGAACATTCGTCGCGACCAGATCACTCAAGCTATGCGTACTCTGGTTAACGAAATCGAGGTTGATTTGGGCAACCTGGCATACCTGTCCTCCCGCGCTTCTGGTACTGCAGGCACCACTCCGTTTGCTACCAATTTGGGCGATACTGCTCAGGTTCGTAAAATCCTGGCGGATAACGGTGCGCCAATGAGTGATTTGCAGTGTGTTATCGACACTACTTCTGGTGCCTCACTGCGTACTCTGGCTCAGTTAACCAAAGCTAACGAAGCAGGCACTATCGCATTGCGTTCTCAGGGTACTTTGCTGGAACTGCACGGCTTCACTCTGCGTGAATCTGCCGGTGTTGCATTGCACACCCCAGGCACCGGCGCAAGCTATGTCACCAACGGCAACCTAGCGGTGGGCGTAACCACCATTCCAGCACAAACCGGTACCGGCACAATCGTTGCTGGCGATGTGGTTACCATTGGTAACTTCAAATACGTAGTCACCACTGCGCTGTCAGGCGGTTCATTCACAATCGGCGCTCCTGGTCTGCGTGCTGCAGTTACCTCTGGCTCGACCATCACAGTCGCAAGCGCGTTTACTGCTAACTTTGCATTCAGCCGCTCTTCTATCGTATTGGCAACTCGCGCCCCAGCAACGCCTGAAGAGGGTGATATGGCCGATGATAGCATCATGCTGACAGATCCTCGTTCAGGGCTTTCGTTTGAGGTTTCCATGTACAAACAATACCGCCGTGTTCGCTACGAGATTGCCATTGCATGGGGCTGCCAAAACATCAAACCTGCACACACCGCCATGTTGCTTGGGTAATGGGCGATAAGCTTCTTAAAGTAAAATAATAAGGGGTTTCGGCCCCTTATTTTCTGGAGATGAAAATGGCCGGACTCACCAAAGAACAACGAACTGCACGCGATAACGAAAAGCTTGAGCAGAATGATGAACTTCAAACTAATGCTGTTGAGCAAGAGCAAGAGCAAGAGCAAGAGCAAGAGCAAGAGCAAGAGCAAGAAATTAAATTCGTAACGATGGTTAGGGATAGTGACGAATACCCTGAGCCACACGTTGCACAAGTGCACCCGGATGAGGTGGTGAATTACTATTCCGGTGGTTGGGTTGAAGAAGAAAGCGAATAGGTGAAAGATGCTTACCGATCAGCAATTATCAGACGTCCGACGTTACGCGGGCTATCCAATGCTTGGCGATTCAATTGCTGACAGTAGCCGCGATTTCGCCTATGGCTGGGTATCTCCTGGTACCTGGCAAACACTGCAACACCGACTAACATCACTCAGACCTGAAGAAGAGGTGACGCTTCTTAGTTACCTTTCAAAAATTAGCACGTTAGAAGAGGCTGTTACTGATTCCAGCGACAACCTGGACACTGATCAGGCCGCAGTCTGGTACCACAACAAAAACGAAGTATCAGACCGCATGAAGCTCTACAACTTGTGGCGTCGGGAGATGTGCGGATTTATCGGCATTCCTCCCGGCCCGGCGCTTGGTGTTGGTGGCAGTCAAATAGTCAGAGGGTGACATGAACGGAACAAAGTTAAACACCCTTGTCTACAAAGGTTATGCGAAAGCCGCAACAAAAATCGGCACGCCTTATCAGCATTACAGGCCATTATCGGCGACCAATCCATTGGCATCTGGGAACCGACTGGCTGATATGCCAGTTAGCCTTAACGCCAATGACCCGCAATATTCTCGGCCAAACATGTACGGGAAGGCAACGTGGTATGCCGTTGCAGATGGATCGCAACTTCAGGTTGGTGATTATATCGTTGGTATCGAGGGAACATTATTTGTAGCCGCACTCCAGCAGTTGCTCCCGATTTACATGGTCGACTGTAATCGCACCATTTCAATATTGCGGCCGCAAATAGGGTTGAGTGTTGGTGCACTTCCTTACAGTGGAGACACGCAAGGGAATGAGGTCATGCTAATGCAATCGTGGCCCGCCAGCGTCCTCCAGGGTTCGAAGGGTGAGAAGAACGAGACCAATCTACCGGGTGACGTTAAGACACCGTGGTGGGCTGTTTTAGTGCCTTATTTCCCAGGTGTAACTCTTCAGACTAGCGACGTCATTGTTGATGACCTCGGCCGCCGAATGATAATTTCCGGCGCTGAGCTTACCGATTTGGGTTGGCGCATGACCTGCATGCAAGCGACGGTGTGATATGGCAGACCTTTCGGACGTAATGAGTTATCTCACAGGGACTATTGCCGCCGCCGTTTATCCCAATGGAACATCCCAACCAAGCATTGCCGGTGTGAATATTCGAGTTTATCCTGGCTGGCCTCTACCGAACGAACTTGAAGCGCAGTTGAAGGCCGGGAATGTCGATATCTCTGTCTACCCGTTGCCAACTGAACGCAAAAAGCCAACTTCGCTCGGCAGGCCGTATTACATAATCGACCCCGGCACGCCGACTATAACGGCTACCGTTTCAGGTCAGACAGTGACGTTTTCAGGGACAATAACTGTCCCGCAAAACCTGTACCTGCTCATTAATGGCGTCGGCTATCACCATCCAGTGCAGTCTACCGACACACTTACGAGTATCGCGACTGGATACGCTACAGCCATTTCCGGGGCGACAAGCGCAGGGCACGTTCTGACCGTTCCATCTGCAAGGGAAATCGTTGCAAGGGTTGGGGCGATCGGTTCTGCGGCAAGAGAGTTAAAGCGGCAGGAAAAAGAGTTCCAAATTTGTGTCTGGGCTCCCACTCCAGCGTTGAGAGATATGCTCGGCGGCGCAGTCGATATCCTGCTATCAGAAACCAGCGATTCAGTATTCACAGACCAATCTCATGGCATTGTGCGTTATTGCCGCACTTACCAGACTGACGATAAGCAAAAGTTCAACACTCTCTACCGGCGTGATGTTGTTTACTCCGTCGAATACGCAACAACACAAATCATAAGCGCACCACAAGTCGTTGCGCCAATTCTCAACATCACCGACCAATCCGGTAACACACATACCATTCAGGAGTAAAACATGGCTGATTCAGCGCCAGCAGCAATGAGCTATGTGCTCGTTGTTGTGCACCCATTCGCCGATTACAAACGCGGTGACGTTATTGATGATGCAAAAGTGATCGCCGCGCTAAGCGAAGAAAGCCTTTGCTATGTGATCAAACGCGCCAAGTAACAAAAACCCCACATCAAAATCCAAGCCGCCAATGAGCGGCTTTTTTCATTTTTGGAGATAGCCAATGCCCATTTACTCGGCAGGCAGTTTAAATACAAGTGCGCTCAGTGCAGCGGATTTGTACGTGCAGATCGTCCCGCCAAAAACACGTTATATCAATGGCGTGGCAACTGACGGTTATGGCGTTGTTGGCATTGGCTCATGGGGGCCGGTTAACAGTGCATACTTGATCGGCTCAGCATCAGACCAGGCTCAATATTTGGGTCAGGCGCAAGTCCGTAAATATGACCTGGCTACTGCGGTATCTGTAGCATTGCAGCTTGGCGCGGCGAATATCAATGCCGTCCGCGTGACTGATGGTACCGATGTTGCCGCCACTGTAACACTGATGGATATAGCATCATCACCAGCCATCGGTGTGACACTAACGGCGTTCTATACCGGTACGCTGGGCAACACCATCCAGGCCAAAATCACGGCTGGTACTGCGTTAAACACATTCAAGCTGACAATCAACTTCCCTGGTCTGTTTGCTGAAGTATTCGACAATATTGCAGGCTCCGGCGCGACATTCTGGGCGAACCTGGTTAGCGCAGTGAACAACGGTCAAACAAGCGTGCGCGGGCCTTCTCAGCTCGTTGTCGCCACTGTTGGTGTTGGTACCGCAGCGCCTAACGTAACGACGTCATATACCCTGGCTAGCGGTACTGATGGCGTCACTACAATCACCGACTCTGTGCTGGTCGGCACCGACGGCACAAGCACAACTCGCAAGGGCATGTACGCACTGCGCGGAACCAATTCTCAAGTGATGAACTTGGTTGACCTGACTGATTCCACTCAGTGGCCGACCATGGCGACGTTTGCAGATTCAGAAGGCTCATTTGCTGTTACGCAAGGGCCTGCCGGTGCGACTTACTCTACAGTCTCAACCTCGCTGAATACTGCGGGTGTAGATGACTGGCGCATTAAGGTCATGGTTGGCGACTGGGTTTATTGGAATGACACTGTAAATGGTGTTCAGCGCATGCTGGCTCCGTCTACATTCGAAGCCGCGAACATTGCTTCCCGTGCTCCGCACATTTCCACTCTGAACAAATCAATCAGCAATGCGATCGCCACTCAGCGTCAACTGGCTAATCAGCCATACAGTATTGCTGAGATTGGTGCGTTGAGTTCTGCGCGCTTGGATGTCATCACGAACCCATGCCCGGGTGGCAACTACTTCGGCTGTCGCTCTGGTCGCAACGCAAGCTCAAATCAGACGCAGAACGACGATACCTACACTCGTATGACCAACTATATCTCGCTGACCATCGCTGGCGCATTTGGCTATGTAGTAGGGCAGAACCAAACCGTCGACTTACGCCGCGAGACCAAGAGCACACTCGAAGCATTCCTATCCGTCCTTCAAGGTCAGGGCATGATCGGTGACGTGAATGGAGGCCCGGCGTTCAGCGTGCAGATTAACGCCGCAAACAACCCGGATTCACGCGTTGCTCTCGGTTATATGCAAGCTGACATCCAAGTCAAATACCTGTCAGTCGTGCGCTTCTTCCTCGTAAACCTCGAAGGTGGCAGCTCTGTTACCGTCACGGTATCGAATTCCCCGGCCTAATTTGAACCCGCTACGGCGGGTTTTTTCATATCTGGAGCACTAACATGCCGCAACAAGGGTACACATTAGGTCGTGATATCGCCGCTGACCTGAATACATCATTTGGCGTCCTGCGCCTTAGCAAGGTGATCAGCTTTGATGCCAAACCAAAAGTTAACAGCCTCGAAGTTACGCCATTAAACGGCCAGACCGACGAGCTGCTCATTCCTAAAAACTGGGGCGGCACAATTGAGGTTGAGCGTCAGGATGACACGCTCGACGCATATCAGGCCAACTTCGAAGACGCTTATTACAACGGCGTTCCATTGGGTACCGGCACAATCACTGAAACCATCACTGAATCCAACGGTGGCGTCTCAGTGTGGCGTTATCAAAACGTCAACTTCCACGTTTCAGACCCAGGCAAAAAAGAAGGCGATAAGACAGTTCGCCAAACGTTGGCCTGGACCGCACGCCGTCGTATTCAAGTTGGTTAATAACTTATTAAGTTAATAAAAATAGGGTCTCATAATGGCAAAGCTAACCGTACATGATTCAAATGAAAAAGAGCCACCAAAGCAAGTAAAGGCAGAAAAGAAGACGATCACCGACTCTAGGGGTCGCGTGATGACGCTGAGAAAGATCTCTCCTTTATGGCAAAGCCGTATTTATCGCGGCTTAGGGGCTGAATCATCTAACGAAAGTTATATGAGTATGTTCGTCCTTCCAATGGCAATGATCGCATCTATCGATGATGAAGAGTATCAAGTGCCAACAAACGTTTCTCAAGTGGAAGCGATGCTAACCATCCTTGGTGACGAAGGGATTGCGGCAATTGTTGAGCATTTCAATGCTGTGGCAGAGGAAGGAAAAAAACAAGCCAATGATGGCGAGGTAGCTGCAATAAAAAACTAGGGCAAAACCACGACTTTAGGACGGCGTGTTGGCTGTTAAAAGGCGGGGTTCCCTTTAGTGTGGCCTTTGATGATGAGATTACAGAATTGCTTGAATATGAAAAAACTGCAATGTCTATCATTTTCTCTGAATTCGAAGGCAATAAATTTAACTGGCATACGATGCAGTTCGAATCGCCTAAGGAAACATAATGGAATTTAAAAACTTAGGTGATATGGCCTTGTTTTTTGCTGCCCTACCGGCGATAGAAGAAAAGGCCATGAATGCAGCATTAGAAGTGGTTGCAGCGAAGATAGAAGAAACAGCCAAAGAAGAAATAGGCCGATACCAGGAAGCTATCGGCCCATTTCCTGCCTGGGCACAGTTAGCTAGTAGTACAGAAAGTCAAAAGACTTCACATGGGTATCCAGCTAATTCACCACTTTTGGCAAGTGGTGATATGCGCGACTTTATCACGCATGAAGTCGATGGTAATGAGGCCATCATTGGATCGACGGACCCGGTAATGGCATTTCATGAGAAAGGAACCATGAAAATGCCACCTCGACCAGTAATGGGTCCAGCGCTTGAGCACAACAGAGAATTTATTAAACGCATTATAGGGCGCGTCGCCTCTGAGACATTTACTCTCGGAGTGTCATCAAATTATTAAGATTTCCCATTATTCGAAGAACAATTCTCCAGAAGCCAGGTAAATCATGGTCAATAACGAGCACGAAAAGAAAGATGCAATAACCGAAGACGTGTTTTACCCAGACCATTCCCCACGCAAAGAATCACTAACTTTCCGTCAGACCAAATCAAAAGGCCACAAAGCAGGGCTGCCATGTGCGATCAGCGGCATGAAGACGGGCGTCGAGTATCACCATCTATTTTGCGAATGGGCGTTTACCGATGCTGTGGATTGGGCTGTGGTGAAGGGCGTAGCAACCGGCGCGATTACTGAGCTGCCTGTTCTTGATATGCAGAATGACTTACCAGCGCCGACAGGTGAAACCTACAAGGCTGAACATTCGCTTCTGTGGGCGATCTGCAAGCTAGCAGAATATCGCGGGTTCGATTGGGCGAAATTCAACCCACTGATGCCTGAAACCTTCATTGACAGTATGGCTAACATGCTTGTGCTTCACGAAAAATTCCATCGGCACAAAGACCATGGCATTCACGCAATGACATTGCCAGAGTGGATTTTCCAAGCATATCCGCGCACGTCAGGGTTTGTCTTCACCCCAGATGAAACCAAATGATAGCTGAGTTGAAAAAAGCATCATAGGTGTTAGGATTCACATATCCCTCACCAACATGGTTCAGGCGCAGGTTAGGCCAGAAATCAATTAATGAAAAAAGAAGATATTAAGCCAGCAATTATAACAATTGTTTTAATTTTCATCTGCATAGTTGCATATACAAATACAGAGAACCCTCCAAAGGAAGCGGAAACTGTAAAGGTTGCCAATAGTCAGACAGATAATAAGACCGATGAGAATAAAAAAGAGGTGGCAGCCACCCCAAGCACGCAATCTGATGTAACGCCAGATCCGGAAAGCGCCCCAAGCTTTAGTGATACGTACGCGCAAGAACATGGAACGTGCACTGAAGAATCCTGCCCGGTTGGGACGTTTGTAACTGTGTCTGCGAATGATGATGATCAGTTTTTTGCATGTGACACACAAGACAAATCAATATATGCGAACACCGTGGCTGGGATGGTTAATCTCCAGTATCGCCTTTCAGGTAAGATGCCTAACATATCCCCAACTACAGGCGAGCCAGAGTACGAAGGCAAGAGTAAAGAGCTCTTGGATTCTCTCCGACAGAAGGCTGGGGTATCAACGTTTGATGAATTAGAACCAAGCTGCCTGGATGAAACCAAGCTGAAAAGCAAAAAATTCAGAGTAATGAATATAAAAAGCAACTCTGACTATGTTTGGATTTCATCAAAAACACTCAGCATCTGGATACCAAGAACAGTTATCAAGCCAGCGAGTTAATATATAAACGCTCCAGCGCCACGCATTCACATCCAAAGCCACCTATATGGTGGCTTTTTATTTGGACTTTATAATGAGCCTAGACGCCTATAGTGTTGCCATAAGAATTAGCCTTACCAACATGGTTAGCCAGGGTCTGCTCGCCATGTCCAAGGATCTGCTTGGCGTAGAGCGGCAGGTAGTTAACTTACAAGATAAGTTTAGCGCACTTAAGACAATCGCCGCAGGTTGGGGTGTGTCACATATTGGCAACGGTATGCTCTCCGCCATGGAAAAAAGCGTCGATGCCAGCAAAGAATACACCCGGCAACTTTCGTTAATGCGGGCTGCTGGGATGTCAAATCTTGAAGTGGCTAATGCAACCGGATCGGCATGGAAGACCAGCCGAGACGTAATAACATCAACTGCAGCTCAAAACCTTGAGTCAATAAGGGAGTTGAGATCGGCTTTCGGCCCCGACGCTGAGCATATGAAAGAGGTATATGCTGTACTGCCCATCGCAATGAGAACCAGAGCCATACTTGAGTCTCTAACAGGCAAAGAGCAGGGTAATGTTGGTTTCGACATGGCTAAGGCAGTCGAATTAAAAACGCCCGGCGTGATGACTGTAGAAGCCATGCAGAGAAACATGGAGTTAATGTCAAAAACATTAATGGCAATGGGCGGCACGCTCAACGCTAATGACTTCCATATGGCAATTAAACAATCCAAGACTGCAGCGTTTGGCGCATCAGATGATTTCGTTTACAACTACCTGCCTACATTAATGCAAGAAGTAAAATCAAAAGTCGGCGGGGCGCAAAGCGCAGGTACTGCCTGGATGACTGCGTATAGGGCGGTAATTCAGGGGATCATCAAAAAGTCATCAATCCCAGTATGGGAATCACTCGGATTGATAAGTGGGAATGACGTAGTTAAAAACAGCACTGGTGCGATGCAATTAAAGCCGGGCGCGGTTAAAGGTGCGCAACTATTCCAGGAGAACCCATATGTATGGGCTCAGACCGTGCTTGGCCCGGCTGTTGAGTCTTATGGGAAAGCCCACAATCTTAATCGCGAGCAGACTCTCTCCGCCATGTTTGGTGACCGAAATGCCCAATGGTTCTTTAATACCTTATTGGCGAAGGCACCGCAATTTGAACGCGACAAAAAATTAGTAAATTCAACAAATGATAGCTTTACCGCATATCAAGAATTGTTAAAAACAAACCCACAAATCGCTGATATGGCGATGAGGGCGCAATGGAGCAACATTCAAGCTCAGATTGGCTTCCAGATCTTGCCTAAATTAATCCCCGTCATGATCAAATTTGCAAATGCACTTTCTTCGATTTCTGATTGGGCAGATAAAAATCCGGGTACTTTCAAAGACGTTGTCCTTGGGTTCACAGGAATTGGCGTGGCATTAAGCGTCATTGGTAAGATAATGATGACTGCCGGATTGATAAAATTTCTTGGCCTTGGGGAAATGCTTGGAAGTGTTGTGGCTATGCTCGGAGGCCCGGTGGTATGGACATTTATCGCTGTGGCGGCGGCTGGGGCCTTAATTTATAAAAACTGGGACAAGATTGGACCAATCCTTAAAAACATGTGGTCTGATTTTAAGGGAATAATGTCAGACATTTGGGGAAGGGTAAAGCAGGTTGGTGCATACATAAAAAACTGGAAACTTTGGGATTACTTCATACCTGCATTCCGAGCTTTTGAGCAAAAATTTGTAGCTGGCTGGAATGCATTATTTGATTGGATAGTATCTATCCTGAACAAACTTCCTGGGATAAGCATCCTAAATACCGGGCAGTCACTTGCAAAAGGAAAGTCCGATCAGCTTTTGACAGATATTGCATCTATCACCGGTGGCAAGGGCGTAAACCCATCGCCAGGCATGATCCCCGGAACCATACCACCAACGGCACAGCAACAAGCCTTAATCGATAACTACAAAAATCAGGGTAAGAGTACAGAATCTTATTCTCAACAGTATGTTAAAGGCATGCAAGGGTCGACATATCAAGCCCCAGTCCCTGGGAAACCGTCCCAGCCGGTAGTATTAACCGTCAATAGCATTCTTGATGGTAAAAAGGTTGGCGAAGGCACCATGAAATACTGGATTAAGGAGCTGACAAAGCAACCATCCAATACTAGTGGATTTGATAGCAATATGCTCATGCTGTCACCGGGCGCTACAAGCAACCAATTCCCGAGGTAATCCATGGCTTTTCTCAGCTTTCTAAACAGCTTTGCGCAAGGCATGGACCCGTTTTCGACTAGATTAATATTGGGTGACTTTGAGTTTCTGGACTTTGAAGTCCCAGAACGGATCGCCATTCCAGGCAAACAGAAGACGGTCATCCATCAAATGATAGGCGGCCGTCGCACTGTTGACGTTCTGGGTGTTGAGTATGACGCGATCACATGGACGGGTATCTTTACCGGGCCAGAGACAGAAAGCCGTGTGCAGGCCTTAGAGCGATTGCGAGACGCAGGGCAACAGATTGCGTTGACGCTTGACCAGTACAGCTTCACGGTCGTTATAACCAACTTCACGCCGGTATATGAGTTCATCTACCGCAGGCCATATTCGATAGAAGTGGCTGTGGTGTCTCGCGATGACACCCCAAATTCGATAGATGCACTTACCGGCACGCTAGATGCTTTGGTAAACAGTGACGTTGGGACTGCTCTTGGGTTATCAAGCGTTATCAATGTGTCGGATGTTACAAGCGCTGTAAACACGGTGCAAAGTGCAGTAAAGCAGGTGACTGATTTTGCTCACGCGACTGTTGATACCATTCAAACCGTGGTCCGTCCCATCATCGCAGCTAGAAACGTCATTCACTCAACAATTCTGACCGTAGAGTCGGCGGCGAATCAGATTACCACGCTGGGTGGCATTATCCCTGGCAATCCTGTATCGACAACAATCAATAACGTGTTGGCACAAGTGGACCAGTCCACAAAATTACCGGCGCTTTATCAGTTGAACAATGTGCTGAGTCGGTTAAATAAAAATGTGCAATCGGGACAGACTGCGGACGGTGTAAGGACGATCACAATTTCTGGCGGCAACTTATATCAGGTTTCATCCGACCAGTATGGCGACCCATCCCTATGGGAAAGCATTGCTTCAGCTAACGGGCTATCCGATCCACAGCTGACAGGCATCAATACGCTGACTATCCCGTCGAATCCAGCCACAGCCTCAACGAGCACAACAGCGAGTCAGTGATGGACGTAAACAATCCGATTATCACACCTAGCGCCCGGCATATAACCGGGCGTTGTCTTTTAAATGGAACTGAGGTTCCTTTTGTGTCGTTTGATGTTGATAGCAACTCCTTTCGTGGGGCATCAACATTTAACTTAACTTTGGCGGTTTCTGCGCTACCAAAAGGCATGGGGTTACTCACTTGGTGGGCGAACCAAACAACGATAACCGTTCAGATTTTCGCAACCATTACGACGATCGCCGGTAAGGATGAGAAGCAGCTCATTGTTGGGAACATTGATAACTGGCACTTTTCCCCAGCTAAATTCGAAATCACTGCTGACGGCCGTGATTTTGTTGGGCAATTGATAGACGCCAAGTCAGCAGGTGAAAGCTTTAAAAACTACACAAGCAGTGAAATTGCATCGATGCTCGCAACCCGTCATGGGCTGACCCCAGTTGTTACGGCGACAAAGGGATTGTATGGTGAGTTTTATCAGATTGATTCAGCTCACCTTACTGGCGAACAAAGCGAATGGGACTTGCTAACAACGCTTGCAGCCATAGAGGGTTATCAGGTTTATGTTGATGGTTACAATCTGCACTTCCAACCAGCGGTTGATCCTGCAAAAACGCCAAATTACGTAGTCAGGTATCAACCCCCTGGGTTGTTGGCGTATCCGCAAGCGAACGTATCAGATGACCTGGATTTTAACCGGGCCCTAACCATCTCAAAGGGCGTGACAGTGGAAGTCCTCAGTTGGAACTCCAAGCGGAAAAACAAACAATTTGTCGCTTCCTATCCTAAAGCTGCTAAATCAGTAACGCCGGGGAATGCAGTCGCAAAAACCCAGGTTTACCGCGTTGTACGAAACGGCCTTGATCCGGGCGCTGCCGCAACCTTGGCGCAGTCGATTTATAACAGCATTGTCCAGCATGAGATGAAAGTCTCCGGTTCTACTGCTGGGGATAATCTTCTTACCCCGCAAACATTACTGCGCATTGAAGGCACTCAAAGCCCATTCGACCAGGTTTATTACTGCGACAGCGTCCGGCGCTCAATGAGTTGGGACGGTGGTTATTCAATGTCGTTTACTGCGAAGAATCATAGCCCAGCATTAGAGGTAATCGATGAGACAACTTCTTAATGTCATGGCAAATAGAGCTTCACAGACTCAGGCTGGATTTACGGGAACGCGGCAGGGGATCATCACTGGATATGATGCAGTGGAATACTGCATTAAAGCCACATTGCAACCTACCGGTGAAGAAACCGGCTGGATACCGCTTGCAACGCAATGGGCAGGTAATGGGTGGGGATTGTGCGCGGGGCCAATGGTTGGAGCAGAGGTTGAGATTAACTTTGACTCCGGGCTTATCGGTGCCGGAATGGCGTCCGGGCAGTTCTACAACAATGAAGATAGATGTCCCGGACCGCCTTCTGGGGAGCTATGGGTAGTCCATCAATCTGGTTCAATGTTGAAATTTGTCAATGACGGAACCGTCCTCATAAAGTCTGCAACGGGCGTCACATATGATGCGCCATATCATCATTTTACGGGCGGTGATGTGACCATGGATGAGAATTTAACAGTGGTCAAGGATATTAAAGACCTGAACGGCTCTCACGGGACAGTGAATAACATCCGCGTTGTTTATAACGGTCATACCCATCACGAAAACGGCGCAGGAAGCGACACTAATATCCCGAACCAACCCCTCTAGTGGTGATTTATGACCTATGTGATGCAAGACCTTTACCACTATATCGGTGGCGACCTAGGCACGTCCCCGGCTGGAGATTTGCGACCCGTTTCAGGATTAGAAATGGGAAAGCAAAGAGTATTGCGGCGGCTTATGACTAATCCAGGCGATTATATTTATCACCCAAATTATGGAGCTGGACTCGGCTCCAAGGTCGGGCAAAGTCTTAATGTTGGCGAATGGACTGCGCTCATTAAAGGGCAAATGCTTTTAGAGTCATGCGTGTCTCAAGATCCAAAATACCCACCGAAAGTAACGCTCACGCCATTAACTAATGGTGTTAGTGCATACATCACTTACACAGACGCCCCATCCGGCGTCCCTGTAACACTCAGCTTCGATGTGACGGTATAAAATGGCGCTAAATATAAAATCATTCACGCAATTAGTTAGCGATCAAGTTACCTTTATCCAGGGGGCTGTCGCTGGTCTGGTAGATTTAACTATCGGTAGCCTATTGAGGTCAGTAGTAGAAAGTAATTCCAGCGTGGCGCAGTGGCTGCAGCAATTAATTGTAATCCTGCTGGCTACGACAAGAGCAGCAACAAGCACTGGCACGGATTTAGATTCTTGGATGGCGGACTATGGGTTTCTGCGACTATCTGCGGTACAGGCTACAGGGCAAGTCACTTTTGCCAGATTCACTGCTACGTATCAGGCTGTCGTATTAATAGGGACTACAGTTTCCACCAGTGATGGAACGCAGTCTTATACCGTCATTATCGACACAACGAATGCTGCTTATAACGCTAGCTATAATGGATATGTCATCGCTGCAGGGATCTCTAGCGTCACCGTTCCTGTCATGGCAAACACCGCTGGTAGTGCTGCAAATGCCCTTGCTGGGACTATATCGGCGATTACAGGTAGCATCCAATATGTCGATACTGTAACCAACGCTGCAGCATTCACAAATGGTGCTGATGCGGAGTCTGATGCCGATTTTAGAGCTAGATTCATCGCATGGGTTGCATCATTATCAAAAGCCACAAAGGCAGCAATAGGGTATGCGATTTCAAGTTTTCAAAGTGGTGTTACTTACACGCTGACTGAGAATGAAGATAGATATGGCACGGCAGCCCCAGGTTACTTCTTTGCAGTTGTAGATGACGGTTCTGGCTCGCCTAGCAGCGGGTTTATCTCATCAATTTATAATGCCATTGATGCAGTGCGTGGTTTTACTATCACGTTCAGCGTATTCCCTCCAAGCGTTGTGACTGCGAATGTCACAATGACCATAACGACCGCGTCAGGTGCCGATCACAGTGCCGTGGCCGCAATAGTAACAACGGCTGTACAGAATTATATAAATAAACTTCCGCTTGGCCAATTGCTCCCTTATACGCAGCTAGCGACCATTGCGTATGGTGCAAGCTCATTTGTCACAAATGTTAGCACTGTGTTGTTAAATGGTACCACTTCCGATTTGGCTGCCACGTCGCAACAGATTATTCGTGCTGGCACAATATCGGTGGGATAAAAATGGCAACTGGTGATCAGAATGACATGTTTTCTCGCCTGAAATCATTACTACCACCTACTTGGTTTGGTGATTCAAACCCGATTCGCGATGCTATTTTAATCGGAACCGCACAGGTTCTTGCGTGGTGCTATACGCTCTATCTTTACGCTCAGATGCAGACAAGAATAAAAACAGCTTCAGATGGCTGGCTAGATATGATTTCAGCAGACTTTTTTGGGAATACATTACCAAGATATAGTGGGCAAACAGACGACAATTATCGAAACAAAATCATAGTTAATCTATTCAGAGAAAGAGGAACTCGCCATTCAATATCCCAAGTCCTTTATGACTTGACTGGTGAATACCCTGATATCTTCGAACCACAAAGACCTGCGGATACCGGTGGGTATGGTTATGGATGCGGATACGGAGTCGGCGGCGGATATGGCTCAAAGCTAATGCCATACGAAGCCCTGGTTACTGCGTATCGCGCACCAAATACAGGAATTCCATTTGTTGCTGGGTATACATCAACCACATCTGGATATGGAATACCTTCGCAAGGTCAATACTCTTCATTAAGCATGATTTCTGGTCTCGTATCAGATTCAGACATTTATGCAGCTATTGCTAGCGTAAAGGTGGAGGGGACATTGGTATGGGTAAGAATTAAGTCCACTAGGCCAACTCCGCCTACGAGGATCGGGATAGATTATACCATGGGCGTTTCCACCATTTACTAATAGCCCAAAATTCAACAAAGGCTGCCTTCGGGGCGGCCTTTTTTATTGGAAAAAAAAATGGATCGTCAAACAGTATATGCTGGCGCAATACCACTAGAAACAGATTTATTAAACACAAACAAAAACACGATGATTGCGTTGGCTAAACAATCCCTGTTATTAACAGGAAGTGCCACTGTGATCCATGGGTTAAATTGCACCCCAACAAGCCCAGCCTCACTTTCTGTCAATATTGGAGCTGGTTCTATTTATAGTATGCAGAATATTGATAGCACGGCGTATTCTTCATTGCCAGCTGATACTGCACACAGCATTTCTAAACAAGGTCTGGCTTTAAATTCACAAGTTTTCACTCTCACCGCCCCAGCAACCAGCGGTCAAAGTATAAATTATCTGATCCAGGCTATTTATCAAGATGTTGACTCTGGTTCAACTGTGCTGCCTTACTACAATGCCGCTAATCCAAGTGTGGCGTGGTCAGGCCCCGCAAACTCAGGAGCGGCACAGAATACCGTTCGGGCGGGTGTGTGTAATGTCACTGTTAAAACTGGCGTGGCTGCAGCTACAGGCATGCAATCAACACCAACACCTGATGCCGGATATGTTGGTGCATGGGTTATAACGGTTGCAAATGGGCAGACTACAATAACATCTAGCAGTATATCATTAGCACCAAATGCGCCATTTTTGCCGTCATCAGGAATTGTGGCTGGTATACAGAATAATGCGCTGACTTATGCTATCGATACAGGTACAGCAAACTCATATGTTGTTTCATATAGCCCCCCAGTTACTCAATTAACTGATGGCATGATGCTGTCATTCAAAGCAAAAAACACCAACACAACTTCATCAACCATATCAATTAATGGGCTCAGTAGTGTCCCTTTATATTCTCAATCACAACAAGCGCTGCAGGGTGGGGAAGTAATTTCCAACGGAATTGTCGAGTTTGTATGGAATAGCTCACTGAGCGCATTTGTACTTACTTGCAATACTGGTGGGAAGTTACAGGTGCCAACTGCCACCGGTTCAAACCAGGCAGTAAATTTGGCTCAAATGAACAGTGCGATTAGCGCTTCATCAGGGCCATTCATATCTGCATTTACATCCAATGGGACATTTACGGTTCCTAGTGGTGTAACACAAATAAAGATTACCTGCACTGGTGGTGGCGGCGGTGGCGGTGGGAGACAAGCAACAAGCAATGCTGGGCCGTTTTCTGGATCAGGCGGAGGTGCTGGTGCGACATCAATTGGCGTATATACGGTATCACCTGGTGCGACGCTCGCTGTAACTGTTGGAGCGGGTGGTGCAGGAGGTGTTGGAGCAACGTCAGGGTCAAATGGATCATCATCAAGCGTTGGCTCGCTATGTGTGGGCGGCGGTGGCGGGTTTGGCGGCTGGGGCTCATCCGTAAGCTCGGCGGGCGGCACGGGAGGAACGGCGACAGGTGGGGCGGTAAATATAGCAGGGGGCTTTGGTGGTGACGGTCAATCTGGGGTGAATATGCTCTCTGGGTATGGCGGAGCTAGCTATTTTGGCGGCGGCGCTCGAGCCTCATCCACTACTCCAGTTACTGTGCTTGTTCCTGGCGCTGGCGGGGGTGGTTCATATGACACATCATTTACTGGAACGTCTGTAAATGGTGGGAGCGGTGCAAATGGAGTTGTGATCATTGAGTGGTAATAACAAAAAATAAAAGTCGCCTATGGGCTGAGTATTTCACCAGCGCTTAGGCGGCATTTTTATTGGAGATAAAGATGTCACTACCATTTGTTACGGGGCAAATACCGCAGGCCGCAGATTTTAATGATTTAGCGTCTAAAGAAAATTTAGCCCAAGCCGTTATAGACGCATCTGATAAATTGAGCGGGTATACGCAATCAGCTCAAAATAGTGCAGACCTTTCATCGCAGTATTCTCAGGTTTCAATTAATGCGGCGAATATATCTACCAGCGCAGCGCAAAGCGCAGCTACTACCGCAAATATTTACGTTTCATTATCTTCCGCGCAGGCTGCGATAACAGCAGGAACAATTCCTAGTGGAACGTTATTTAACGTCGCAGGAAGCAATGCTAGCGTTTATGTAGATCAGTACCTTAATTCCTCAGGAACTCCTGTCTACCAGCGCTCATTATCAAGTCAACAATTTGTTCAGCAAACAAATACCATAGCTTTAAACACACAAGCAACTACGCAGGGTTTCATTTCCTTGCCATATTCAACATGGCCTATAGAAGAATGCGATCAGAATGGCTTACTGCTTAGCTATTATGATAGCACCGGCATGAAGTTTTATCCTGGCGACTTAAATACCCCAATATTAAATACATCGTCTACAATTTTCAGTGATGGTACTCAGCTGGTAAGCAATGGAACCGATGCTTATTACAACCCTGAGATTGACCTAAGCGGAAACCTTCTCTGGGGTACGAATAAGAATACTGGCAAGAAAACGTATTTTGGCAGGGCGCTGTTCAATTCTCCAGGGCTTCTTGGTAATGACTTTTCCGCTATTGGTGATTCAATAACTGCTCGCGGGTTATTTAATGGTAGCATTAAACCAGTATCATGGCATGCGTGGGCTTCAATTTACACAAATAGTCAATTAATGATTGGCGGTATATATGCGACATCTGGATTTACAGTATCACAGGTGCTTGCTACAGAGGTTCCACTTGCAATAGCATCTCCAAATTCAATGTGTGTAGTCATGTGCGGAAGGAATGACGTAATTCAAGGCATTGACATTGCAAACATAACCATACCTGCATTTATAATGATATTCAATAAGTTGCTTATGGCTGGTATATTACCCGTTGTCTGCACTATGTCAGCTCAGGGGAATAGTGGTAGCTCAACGCAGAGGATTGCTGAACACACATTGAATAATTGGCTGAGATATTACGCGCGAAGCCAGGGGTTACCATTTGTTGATTTACATGCGGTTACTGTAGATCCGACAACCGGGGATTGGTTGTCAGGGTATAATGTGGACGTTTCACACCCAACAACGCTGGGAGCTAGCGCAATGGGGAAGGCACTCGTTGCTGGATTGCAAAAGTGGGTATCCCCGACCCTTCCAACTATTGCTGAAGAGCAATTAGCGGTTGGGCTTACAAACAATATTCTTGGTAATTCCCTTTTCTATACATTAACTGGTGGCAGTGTACCGTCAGATTTTACTGCAGTAAGCGCGGGTACATCTTCGATCACGACCAATCCATTGGTAACAGGTAATGTATGGCACATAAGCAATTCCGGAAGCTATACAAAAGCCGTCACTTTAACCCCTGGAACAACAATGGGGTTTGGATTTTATGTCCAATCAGGAACTGGAAGTATGTTTGATTGTTACATCGCCAATGGAACATCATCATCAACAAACTATCTTGCAGGCCTGAGAACTTGGGATCAAACAATTTCAACATTAAGCTATTTTTATATGGAGTTTATTGTCCCCGCAGGTGTGACGTTAGGAACTATCGTAATAAATAGTGGTAGCCAGGACTTATATATTGCTCAGATGGGCTTATTCAATATTACGGAGTATTAACAATGAGGATTATATATCCTACCACGATTACAAATCGTAACCTAACAACAATAGACCCAAGAATACCCTTAATCACTCCAACACTGATTGCTGGTTATGATTGCTTAAGCAATCTTGATTTTAGTGGTAGGAACAACAACTTTACGTCATCGATCGGCTTTACTTCAACTGGGGCCACATTAGCTAATAACACTGCGTCGTTAATTGTAACTCCAGTTATAGAGCAAAGCGAGATGACTGTTATCGGATGTTTCAATATAAATGGCACTGGCTCGACTGGCGCAATATTTAACAACCTGGATACTTCTACCACTTCATTTAAAGGTACAAGGCTGTCGCTGCTTTCAAGTAATGGTGGTCAATTGGATGTCGGGACTGGAACAGCAACAAGCACGTTAAACTCTATAGCAACCGGTGTATCTGGAGCGTGGACGATTCGTGCCTGGAGTTGGAATAGTAGCTTACAGAGAGAAATATTTCACTCTGGTACTGTGGGGAATTCGTTGACTATAACGAATAGAGGGATAAACACCGCAAGGCCATTTTCTGTAAACGGTGTACCTAGTGGTGCTTCTGGCGGGTCAATCACGGCTGGGGTGACTGGGACTCTTGGGTTTCTGCTATTTTACAACGAGACTATAACGACTGCCAATGCCGCAACAAGGATGAATATAGTGGCATCAATCATGGCCTCTCGCGGAATTGTAATTCCATAACTACCTTCTCCAATCCCATTCCGCGTGCAGCCAGATAGCTAACATCAAACAACTTGAGATGAACATAATACCTGGCCATTGAGTGAAGCCAGTGATGATAGATATGGCAGAGATCAGAGCTGCACTTCGTGTCAGCAATTTTATGGGCATTACATGGCCGCAACGTTTGGGTTAGCCCGCCATCTTGAGCGCGTCATGGCTAGACATCAAATCGGTTGTGCAGATCAATAACCTTGCATTGATCGGTGAAAACGATCTTAACTAAAAAAATTACAACTAAGCAACTCAAGGGACGCATGTCATCCACGCAGCAAAAAATTACATCTGTCCATTAATGCGTCCATATAAAATAAAAAAATGTTTCAATGCTACTTATTGCATTGATTCATAATGGTAATTATTAAAATGGAGTTTTCCTGTGTCGGGAATCAAAAGGTAACCAGGCAGAGCGCAAGCTCTGCCTTATTTATTGGGGCGGTTATCCTTTCGGGGCTTGTCCCATCACTTCAATTGCCGAGCGTAATGTGGCAAAGCGCTGCTGATTGGTCTCATGCTCAATCTCGGTAACCAAATGGGCCAAAATATTATTGCCGGAAATTTTTTTATTGAGATTGATCAGCTGGATCACCGCACCGCCGACCACCAGGCTGACGTCGCGTAACAGGGCTTCATAATGCTCGTTTGAGGGAGTAGATCCGGGCA